TTAAATTCTCGCAAAAAATATATCCACGAAATGAAAATTCTTTCTTATCTGGAACAAGAACTAGAATTAATTACGCTGAAACGCTTGATAATACTGGCTCAAACGGATTAGGACAAAGAGACTTTAGGACAATATGGCGCGATAATCCTGATAGTAGAACAAGAGCAACCATACCTGGTGCTACTTCTCCCGTGGAAGCTTTAAATATTTTTGGACAGCAATTAACAAATGGCGCCACGCAGCCACCAGCAATTGCTTTGTGGGCTAATGATCCTTTGAGTGTTTGGCCGCTAGATGGTGTTAATACGGCCGACTCAGACAATAAGATTAAAACAACCAACGCAGATCTAAGAGGGAGCTTACACAAAGGGCCTACTTACCGTCGAGTATATCTATCACAGTCAGATGGAACCTGTGGAATTCCATTAATTAATATTAAATTAGCAGGCCCCCGCTACCATGGCACAGACGATGAAGTTGCACTAGGTTCAACACAGGGTAGTTGTGAAATTAATTGGACAGCCAATACTGATCGTGGAATTAATCCGTGGTATGACAATTACGAAGAATATGCTAGTGATTTAAAATTAGCAGGCAAAAATTCAACTATTATTCCTGAATTTAACATATCAAAAGTAGTTCCGTATTATTATGTTGATAACAAAGGTGATCTTAGTGTTGATTTGCCAAAAAATTTCCTTCATTTGGATGGCGCGAATATAACGTCTAGTCAAACCGAAGAAAATTATAATCAGGCATTCTTTAAGGAATATAGCTTCTCTGATTTTATGAATCATTTTGATGTTGTCCTTAACGATCATAAAGAGTTTTCTGATATATCTGAAATTTCTTTGTCCTGTGAGGGATATAAAAAGCTAATTCCATATAACGGTTTTTATCCTGTGAATAGAACACTACAGTTGGCATCTTTAATGTCGCAATCTTATGGAGATCATATCACAGGAGTTTCAACACAGCCAGCTGATACTTGTAGTGGTACGTCTAGACTTGATTGGGTAGATTATGGAAACGCACAACCAGCACTACAGGGTTTAATACAACCGTTTTTTGCGCCTGGAATCTTATATAACACTATTAAATCAGGAATTGCTGTCGATTGGCCAGTCTACACAGGAAGTAGTCCAGTAATACAGCAGGGATCTGGTGCTACAGCGACTGCATTTCTGTCTTCGTCTAGTAATTACAGAGTACAATTTGAGTCATTATACGATATGAGCCTAATACCAACAGGCAGTAGAGTTTATACGTCTGCTAATGGACTTATTCAAGATTATTTTGTATACGACGGAAATAAAACTCACAACCTTTATGAATTAGCAATAAACAATTATTTAGCAGAATCAGTCAACCTATTTCTAAAAGATGGAAAATTAACTGATTTTGTATCGAAGCCTATGGCTGAAGTTTCTTTTGAGACAGGTAAAGTTTACAGAATGAAGATTGAGTTAGAAATGAAATCTGGTTCGGTGATGACACAGGGCGCCCAAGTAAATGTAATAAATGTTACTGACAATGATGTGTCAGGATCTAGAGGAAGAATTTACGGACCTGCCGTGAGATTTTCAACTTCCAGTTTATCTGGCGATTTTGCTAGCTTTAATACGTGTGATCCTGCATATGCTCCATACACACCGCCGTATTTTTATGGAAAGGCAATTCTTAATCTAGATTATAAAAATACTGTAGATGATACGCCGACCCCAACTTTAGATATGATTTTTAATGCCCTTACACAATCATATTCCAACACATTTGATACAAATATACCAAGCTTTTCTGCTTCTGGCATTCCTTTTGCATCGAAAATTAATCCGGATTCACCCGCTATACAAACAATGATGCCACTCACAGCGTCATTAAATATATTTGGTAAAAGAATGTTAGAGAAAGCAATGTACGATTCTGATGGAAAACTATCTTCTTTGCAAGACAGCGAGTTTGATTCATCGAAATTTGAACAATGGGTCATATCGACCAAGTATGAATGCCCGGTATTGGAGTTTAACAGCTACACTGGCTCATACTCAGCCAGAGGTATGTGGAACAATTATGGTCATATTCCAACTGATTCTCAAGGACTAACTCTTAAAATCTTGGGCCCATCGGATAAAGAAAAAGCCGAGGATAATGTAAAAGACCTAAAACAAATTATATTTGGCAGAGAAGATGTTTCAACGCAAAACATAAGTAAAAAAATTGGACAGTTGGCTGATGACAAGAAGCATTCTATTTCAGAAGCTATTGTTGCAATACCATTCTTAGATACAGTGCCAGACAAGAGTATTAGAAAATATTTAATTAATTCACCTCTTCGAGATGGTCGAAAATTCTTTAAGATATATAAGCGCGGTATGAATAATCCAAGTGTTGTTGATCTGAGCAATAAAATGAAGAAATACGTATTTCCACCAAAATTTGATTTTGTCAATATGGAAAACGGAGCTGTTGATCCATTTGTTATGTTTGTGTTTGAATTTGAGCACAAACTAAAAAGAGAAGAATTGCAAGATATTTGGCAAGGAATAATGCCTGAATGTAGTCGTAAAGTTGTAAAGCAGAAGTCAACTTTAACAGTACCAACTCAAGATAATGAATTGTTGGCTGATTTCTTAAAACAATGTGCTAGCAATATTTCAAATGATGATGTAGTTACTAATACATTTGATAATTTTAAATGGATGGTTTTCAAAGTCAAGCAGCGCGCCCGCAATAATTATTCTGGAATCACACAAGATATGAGAGATGATCAGAGGCTCGACAAAACTCAAAGAGAAGTAGGGCAAGACTTGGCATTCTCTTATAACTGGCCGTATGATTATTGCTCTTTAGTAGAATTATCAAACATAACAACAGAATTAACAATTGCAGCGGAGAGTGAAAATGGAGCCGTCCAGCAGGACCTAGAGACTGCGGAACCTACAGCGCCAGTAGCAGGTAGACTATCTGCTGGTACACCAACAATTAACAATGGGAATAATTATTAAAGATGGCATTTTTAGATCAAAAAGAAGAAGTATTTGATATTAAACTAACTCCAACTGGCGTAAGATTACTCCAGCATGGAGCCTTTAAGCCTACTTATTATTGTTTTTATGATGATGATGTTTTATATGATAGTAGTTATGGCGGAGATAGTTCTGAATTACAGAATAATATTGAAAAAAGAATTCAAGATGTCCCGCGTCATGACGTAAGAAGAGTGGGTTACAGTGTAGAGGAAGAGATAAATAAAAGTACAAAAGAAGATTTTTACATCTCTGAACATGATCTCTTTCAAAGCATTACTCTAGGAGGCGTATTTGGATCAGGATCTAATCCTAGTTTGTTTTCTTTATATCTTGGTGCCTTAGATCCATCACAATTATTTGCAGGCCCTGAAACATATGCAAAAGCAACATTAGAAGTCTTGGGATCATATGACGGTCTTTTCGGAGTTCCTTCCTTGAGGCAGCCCGATAATAAGAAGTTTTTCCAAATTGGACCGCTAGGAACAATGGCTCTCACGGGAAAAAATGTTTTCCCAAAATGGAATATTGATTTTTTGAACGCTCCTTTGAGTGGAACATATGAGACCAATAATGATCTTGGTGTTGAAAATTATGTTTTACAGTGTGATCTTCAGTACAGGATTCATTTAAAGCAGACTGAAATGCCAGAAACTATTGAAGCAGATTTTAATAATGAAGATCCTCTTGGATCAATTTCTTTTGAGCGTGTTGGCACTTCTCTTGAAGAATTGAATGTATCCCCAGTATCTCTGGATGGAAGTTATATTGAAGTCGTAGATGATTACTTATTTATAAAAGTTGCCGAAGAAGGTACTAGATTTTTGCAAGAAAATTTTGATATAGAAATGTTTATAGTCGAGAAGGATGCGTCAGGAGATAATGGTTATATTGAAAGAAAATTATATTTCGATAATGAAGATATAAATCTAAAAGACATTTTTGCTCAAGGAAATGGAGTAGATGATACGGTTAAACAATATAACAGTAATTTTATTAAACATTATTTTGATATACTAGTTGATCACGAAATTCCTGAAGAAATATATTGTAAAGCATTAAATGAAGATAAATTAGAACAAACTTATGCAGATCAAGCACTCTTTAAGTGTAAAAAAGTAAGAGAGAGTGTTAATATGGATCCCTACAGCCTACCAGACGAAAGTAAAGATATATGTGAAGATTAAAGGAAATTTTTTAAATGAATTCAAATACATCACTAGTCATAAAAGGATCAGGAAAAAACATTCTTATTCCGCAGCCGTTGATAACAAAAGTTGTTGTTGATAAGGATGCGAATGGAGGTAATTTTATTTTTACTCTTGATTTTAAGTTCCAGAGACCATTACAAAAGAAAAATACTTCTGGTATAAGTGGCATCAATGAAGCTTTGAATGATACAATAAAATTTGCAATCATTAAGTTTGAAGTTGGAAATAAATCTTCAGTAAAATTAACAAAAAATTTAATCAAAGATTTATGGGGTGCACGTTTTTTTCCTTTGGCGAGTAATTTAGTTTCTGGTATGAACATTCATGATGAATTAACCGGAGCGACAATTAAAATTATGTCGCTAAAAGAAATCAATGACACATATCATCCCGTGGTTCAAAATACTAGAGACCAAGGAAAAGGATTGAGTTTTAATGTAACAGATATCCAATTTAAATCAATGTCTGATAATCCGGATCATGTTTCATTTTGCGTGATGCCTTATTTAGATTTGCAATCCATAGAGACAAATACTACAACAACGAAAACCAAATCTTTGCTTTTATCACAAGAAATAGGAGTCTCTAATTACAAAAAAAGATTAAACAAGCATAATAATAAAAAAGTACTTGATTTATATAAGTTTGATTATTTGATAACGCTAGATAAAGGAATAGTAATTAAAGATGGATTTTTATTTAGGCGCCGCGATAACAACAATATCTGGACAGGTGAGACTCATATAACAAAAGATGGAAATTATAGAACTGGAAAATTTTTTAATGATCATAATTTAGCTGAAGATGAAAGAAACATTGAGCTGAAAAAGGTACCTTTACCGTGCACCAAGATTCATGATAGAAGAGTTTTATCAAAAACAGGAGGAGAACTTTCTGATACCTTCGCAGAGCTTTTTGAAGTTTATCGAAGGAAAAATCCCATTGCGGAGATACAAAAAAGAGCTGGCCTTAATCTAGATCTCATAACGTATAAGTCAGAGTTTCCAAATAACTTTATGCATGATTTTTCTTGCATTGATAAAGATTATAATTACAATACTATTTTTACTGTTGACGTCTCGAATCTCTTACTATCAAAAACGAGGTTTCCTGGAATATTACAGAGTATTATGGAAGATGATGAAAGACTAGCTTCAAAAATACGCAAAGATATATTGTCTTTGACTTCAATAAAGAAGTGTCAAATTTACCGTCATCCGGTAACAGATTTTAGTGTTGGTGGAACAAATCTAACACCAAATTCGGCAGTATTGGAAAATGTAAATCGTACAACTTTAAATGAAGATGTGACTATTAATAATTCACCTAAATTTCCTACTTTGGTAAAAGAATTTGATCCGGGAGTTGGTGGTGCCGGCTTTGAGATTGAAGATTTTGATTTCCAAATTAATAATGGCTTGAGAGTTTTTACATTTAAAGAAAATTTTAAAGATAAAATGGACGCTAAATTTCAATATGAAGCAGAATTATTGGTAGATGATGGAGTTTACCATTATATAAGAAAATTAGCTTTAAAATTACGTGATTTGTGGATTATGTTTTCCGATGAAAGTACAAAAGTATTAGATAATAATAGTATTTTTTGGAATTCTAGGGCCAAACAATATAATATTTTTGCAATCGATAAAACGTATGGAGTTAATTATACGGATAATCATCTTAAGAATGTTATTAGGCCTTTGGTTGAGACTTTAGAAAAAGTTATGAGAATAGCAGCTTGTCGACCAATTAACCATATTGCTCTAAAAGAAGCTTTCATAAAAGCAACAAATTATGTTTCTGCTGATCCCGAAAGTCTAAAAAGTGCCTATAATGCTATTGAGGATATAGTAGCTAGCTTTATGTCGTTAGCCGGCCTAAACACAAATAAATCTGCTTTAAATATAAGTGATAATGGATTTGGTGTGCCAAGAATTGAAAATACTGCTGTATGCTATGGCGTTGGAATACTCTATCCTGATGCAACAGTAGCAGAACTTGTACCAACTAGAGAAATTAAAAATACTTTTAAACACAGAGAATCTTTCGAATCATTGCTTTACATAGATAAAGCGGCTGGATATGAGTACATGCTGCAGCAAGATAATATAAACTCTCAGGGGGTACAGATGGTATCCGAAGAGGATTTTAAGCGCAGATTTACAAGTGAAATGTCAAAATATTATGACTTAACAGCCTTGCAACAGACAAACAAGAAAACAGGGCCCGCATTTAACATTGACCAAAATAAAACTAGATTCTTTACCCCATTGATGTTTGCGCTTGAAGACAAGAAAAGTGTTTTGCCACAAGAAATAAATTCAACAACAAGGCGTCAAATGAAAAGCGCACTCCTTGATATACTTTTTTATAAACAAAATTCAAGACAAACAAATTTTAATAGTGAAAGATATATAAACTTGTTGTTAGAATTGACCGGAATAGATATAGAAGAAAATACTATAGCGATGCAAAGCAATAATACTCAGACAAGATCGCTAACCAATGTTGATCTTTTGTCAACTCGCACAGGAGATTTTGAAGAACAAGATTGGAAAACTAGCCTAGTAGAACAAAACGTCGATTTAGACAATAACGCAAGACTTAGACAATATAAGACAACTCAAGAGCTAGCCAATAAAGATCAAATAATTACTAATTTAATTTTGAGTAGTAAAGTTTTATCTAATAAAGTTAGCTTAGGTAACAGTTACGAAAAAACAACTAGCTTTCTTAAGAGAAAGATTGCAGATATTAATACGCCTGCACAAATAATTAATTCTCTATTAACACTAGTGGGTGACCAAGCTCTACAATCAAGTGAAAGAGGATCAGAAAGTAGCGATAGCATAATATCTTCTTTGAGAAAAACAGACTTTTCTTTGTCTTCTTTAGATGTAAAATTACTTGATGATTATGGTCTATGGTGGTTTAATTATGACAACATAGTTGAGCTTTATTATTGTAAAGAATATGATTCAAAAACTGGTTTCACTTGGATGCCTTTGACTTTTGATATCTATGAAGAAAAGGTAAAAAATGGAAAAAACCTGTTGTGTAAATTTATGCAAAAAACAGATCCTACTTTAAATCAAGTAAATAATGAATTTTTAAATTTACCAATTTTTAATGAATATTTTGTAATTAAAACAAGCACTGCGGCTAACGATACGTTTAGTCGAGCCCAAAAAGATGGAAATATTAATTTTCAAACTAGTTTATATAATCTAGTAGATATGACCAATCAATACTCGTCAGATTTTTACCAATTTGTAAAGACAGACGTAGTTTCTATTCTTGGTCGACCTGAAAGTAAAAACGTTAAAGCCTTAATAAAAAATAAAAATACTAATATAATTAATATTATACAGCCGATAGATAGAACAAATAAAATCAATAATTTTTAAAGGATAGTCGATGCTCAAGGGAACCAGAATAGCTTATTTAGATACGTGGACAACACAATATGTTCCACACTTGTTGGATGAACCCCGTGCTAGAAATTTAGGCCAGCTTGGAAATATTGACGAAATGAGCAACAAGGCTTTTGAAGGGCCTACCCCTGCAAAAAAATGGGAAACATTTATGTCAATGTTTCTTGGGTCTCAAAATTCAATTCCAAGCATATATTCTGATAACTTTATTAATGCATTTATTTCTGTAGATGGCCTGTACATTGATAATATTAATTTTGCTCCGTTTTTTTTCTTAACAGATCCATATGGTCTTGAAGCAGCTTTTCTCGTAAAGCAGTTTTTTCTTAATGGCCCAGATCTTTTGAGATACCATTTTGGCTTTTATATGGCAGACTTCCAGAAGTGGAGAGATATAAACGCGGGAAATCCTGATCCAAGTTTTGGTCCGGACGGTGCACCATCACCAGGAACTTGGGTTAATACTAATATTAATATGACTTCTGAGGATGTTCTAGCAGAAACAGACAATATCGCACCCTTTGGATGGTTTGAATATATCGGATCAAACGAAGATGAAGTGGATACTTCAAGTTTTATTTGGGGAGACGTCCGCGAAGTTTTTGGCGATCCCGCTTTTAATGGGCCTACCAAACTTGAAGCTTTTAAGATTAGAACAGCGGACAATTTATTAGCAAAAAGAAGTCAAACACGAGCGCCTTGGTATTATAGTCAGCTTAATCTAACTGCGCACCCTGACCTTCTAAATGCTTTTTTCTCAAGCTATTATGATACTGACCCCGGGAGCGCCACCACCACCGGCGCCGATCCAAACGAATTAAATTTTCTTCCCTTACAAGGCTTGTTTACACCGCCAAATGAGTCCTCGCTCGGGGCCCCCGATGACCCGGAAGATCCAACTGGAGAAGGAGATTTTAAACAAGCTAGTATGTGCTGGATGTTTAATAACATAATAACAGCTCCTCCATTTACAACACAATTAATGGGATTTGATAATACTGGATGGGACTGGCAGTCCTCCCTTGGGGCCGACACCTCTATTGCCCCAGCGCAAGCAAATATATTTTTTAGGAAACAAAATAATGTAGATGATGATCCATATAATTTGTATAGCACCATCCAAGGATTTGAAGGACAAGCTTTTATTCCTCCTGGAATTGGGGATGATTGGAAAAATCTTGCAGATTTAATGCGTCGCCACGGAAATTTAAGTGGACTTAAAAAGTCTCCAGCTTATGCTTATGTATCACCTCAAAAATTATTTATAAATGGCGGCTTATATAAAGGTTTGTTCGCTCCGGTAGGAAAAGGCTTTGTTAGGCTCCCCAAGCCGGGGGGGAGCGGCGATGGGGCCATACCGGTACCGGAGGAGGACCCCGCCGCATCAGAAGTATTCAATAAAATAAACATTTTGCTTGGAGAGGAGGGTGCAAACGTAGATATCGATCCTGCTAATATTCAAGATCCTATGGATTGGGATATCGAAAATTTGCGCAAATCCGATCAAGATTTGGCAAATGTTCCTAAAAGTCCTTCAATTTATAGAACGTTTAGTACCGAAGAGACCAGTCCTTTACAATATGCTAACGATTCCGCTTGGAGGCATACTGATCATTACTTTGAGCATTATTTGCCATTTAATGGTGCAGAAGAAGCTGCTGCAGCCAAAGAAAAGTATCTTGCTCATTTCCAACAAGACAACTCAAGTCAGGTACCTGATACTAGTTTTAAAACAAAATATTGGAAGCACAAAGCAATATATTCCTATACCTACACTCCATACGAAGAAACAATTTCTATTGTTGCTGGGTCAACTCCTTCTGGCTATGATATAGAATTGTTTTTGCCCAACTTTCATGCTTTATTGGAAGAATCAAGAACAATTCTAAATGCGGCAGATTATAATTCTGGCGGCGAAGAACAATTAGCCAATAGAGATGCTTATATTCATTCAACTTTGAATTATCGTCTAGGTCATAATCATTTGCGACCTATTTTGCAATTAGGTGGACAGATTGATTTTGATCCGAGTAAAGCAAATATGGGTTCTTGGGATGGCGACCAATCTCTTATTCCTTCTGAATTTGGAAGTTATGGGGCCCCCGATTGGGCTGGTGACAATTTTAATATTGGAGAGATGCCATCTTGGAAGAAAGTTCCTTATTTATTTGAATGGCAAAAAGTGTTTCGAGAGAATTATCAAAATATATTTGCAGACGAAGAAATGCTTAAGTCAACACTGGATTATAAAGAAGTTATACTTATGCCCAAAGTAATGAAAAGGTATAAAGAAATAGGCTATAGCTTCAAGCACATTATGCCACACTATGTTCAGTTTGAATTTGGATCTTTTAATAATTCGAACACAAAAACAAAATCGATTTCTGAAAACACACCAGAAATAAGAATGTCTGATATATTAAATGAGACTGGGTTTATGCCTTTGGTGATAGCTTTCTACAAATACTATAAAAAAACAGAAATCCAACCAGAGTACAATGAAACTTTGGCTGGGAGTTGGCGTGGACAAATACAAATGAGTTCTAGAGATCCTAAATTTAGGTGGCCCCTCGCACGCTATAACTCTATAAATGGTATCGAAGATTGGGGCAAGAAAAGAACAGCAGAATTTCACACCATTTTTAATTTAGATAATTTTTTCAAGTTCTGGATGGGAGACCAAGGCTTTCTTCCTGTTAAAGTAGGCTCCGGAGACGCTGATGATTTATTTGAAGCCTTAAAAGAAATGGACTTTCCCAATGATAACGGAGGAGACTTTGGTACAGAAACTATAGCTCCATTTATAGGTGATTTATATAATATGCAGATCATCGATGTCAGACCGGAAGAAGAATGGGACACTAGTGCGATATGGAAAGAAATATTGCAGCTGTCAGAGAATGTGGGTACAGGGACAAACGAATTAATTACGCATGTTTATAATTTAGTAGAAGAAAAGCTACGATCCTATAAAGAAATGATCAGCGGCCGGCCTGCTTATAGCGAATTGTTATTTTTTGAAATTGAAAAATATAGAGGCGATATCCAAGGTTTAGACGAAGACCAGATAAAACAAAATCTTGTACAAACATTTTATATTCCAAATTCTAATGAATTTGATGAAGATGGAGTTATGCACTTCATCGACTCACAAGTTGTATTTGGGCAGCCGTATACTTATGTTATAAAAGAAATCAAGTATGTTATGGGATCCCTATATCAATATGCTTCACGTATGATTACTCCTGGATTTAGTGCTGATGCTGGCACAAATCCATTTGGACAGAAAGATAATCTTGATGATGTATCTAAGTATACTCTTGGGCTTTTAGAATATGACGAAGGCAATGCTAATCCTGGCGATGTAACATTTAAACAAGAAGGAATAACTGCTATTGGTACGGCTCCCGATAATCAATCTGGATTGACAGCAGTAAAAGTAAAGAAAAATTTGCAGGCAGAATGTTTAACAACCGTTCGAACACAGCCTAGCCACAAGATGCTGCCTCTACCTTTTGCAACAGCAAAAGCAATAATAAAAGAACTTCCTCCCACACCACCCCGTGTTGATATAATTCCTTATCAAGAAAAAGCTGATCGCCTGTACATCGCTTTTCAGGCAACGACGGATGATTTTTATGCTGTTCCTGTTGGTCTAACAGAAGAAGAAAATAATGTTTCAACTCAAATAGCAAAATATGATGATTACGGAATTGAAGGGCCGGCAAATTTAGAAAATCCTGATGAACTAGATGTACCAACAGATCAACTAGAACAAATCGGCGATATACCAAAAGCTGTTCATTACAAGAGCGAAGGTGATATATTTGCTTTTGAGTCTTATCGTATCTCTGAAGAAGATAGGCCTTTCGGACCAATTAGTTATTTAGATTTTGGTGATGAAACTATTTCTCAAAAAACAACTTTGAGCTTTAAAGAAAGGACAACTTTTATTGATACCTTAAAACCAAATGTAAACTATTATTATATCTTTAGAAGCATTGATACTCCTCGCAGTGGCTTGATTGGCAATATATTGAGGAGAAACTGGTCTAATCCAACTAATGTGCATAGAGTTAAATTAGTAAAAAATCGAGATACAGTTTATCTAGATATGGAAGTTCAGCCTCTAAGATATTTTATGGTGCAAGCAAAAATCAACGATAAAGTGCCTTCGAAGCCATTTAAAAAATATCTAATGCTCAAGCCCTCCTTGGAACAGAGTATATTAAATACTGATGATCAAGCTGGAGGAATTAATTATTGGAGCAATGATATATATCCTTCCATTAAGGAGTGGGTATTTGGAGCAATTGGAGCTGATGCTGCAATGATTCCTCTAGGTACTACAAACAAAACTATTTTTGGAACAGCAAAAAATTCATCTGGAGCAGGACAAAACAAAAATGTTGGAAAATTTAAATTAAGACTAACATCAAAGAGAACTGGTAGAAGAGTAGACATTATGATTGGCTGTCCCACGCCAAAACTTTATGATGGCTTAAACGAGGTATTAAGCAATACACAATTTATGTTCGACACCTCCACGGAAGATATATCTGCAACAACAGCTGCAATCTTATCTGCTATAACCATAGAAGACGATTAAGTGTTGCTTACCTTAAAACAATTTTTAGCAACAGTTTGATTTTATTTAAATTTTGAGTACTAATTATATTAAAATCTATACAAACGGAGTATATTAAAAATGGGTTTCTTAGACAATTCTGGCGATATTATACTAGATGCAGTGCTTACCACTGAAGGTCGCCGCCGTATGGCAAGAGGAGATGGATCCTTTAAAATTACGCACTGGGCGCCAGGCGATAATGAAATTAATTATGCAAACTATAATGCAAACCATCCCAGCGGTTCTGCGTATTATGACCTAGAAATTATGAAGACTCCAATTTTGGAACCCACGTCAAACCCAGATCAATTAATCAATCGCTTAATGACAATAAGTCGAAATGATTTGTTATATCTCCCAATCATGAAACTCGTGACAGGATTAGATATTAGTTCTACTGTTAATGATGGTAAGATCAACGGAGAGAACTATGCGCTTGAACCAAACGCACAGCTTTTCTATGTCACTGTTGACTTGGCTACTTCTACTAGTCAAGGATCCGATAATAAAGAACTTTATACAAAGAAGGGTGTTATTCGAGGTGATGGAATCGTTCGAGGCGCCGCAGCAACATCAGGAATTATGTGGGACCAAGGATTGGATACACTTGAAATTCCTCAATCACTTAGCTTAGACGCTGGCCTTGTAGAAACACAATACCAGATGATTATGGATGGTCGACTCGGCGCAATTGCTAATCCACCGACATCTAATAACACTAGAGTCCTAAGTCCCAATTTCACGGATCAAAATAGACAAACAACATATTATGTTTCTTTGACTACCAATCCAAATATCATTACTAGAATGCAGCCACCAAATCCAAATCTTAATCCCACCGAGCGTGTCTCTGTGATCAACGGACCACTAGGCACAAGAGGACAAATAGGCGTTAGAGCTTCTACGGAAATGCGATCATCAGACGCTCTATTTACTCGCTTGGGACAGACCATAACTAATCCAACAATTGATGGAATTACGTTTACTGGCTCATTTAGAACAATTGACACAGTTATAAAAGTTGTTGGTATGACAACTGGTTATCAAATTAATGTGCCGATTAGATATATTAAATTAATAGGATAATATAATGATTTCTACAAAAACATTTTTAAATAACGATATCACAACAACTAAAACACTGATTAATCAGGCTGTTACAGTAACGGGTTCAATCTTATCTGGTACATACGCAGCAGATTCTAACGTCAAGCCTATACCAAATGGATTAGGCTTGAAGCTCTACGATTTTCCTTACCTAAGCTCTTCAGCTAACTTTCTTTTTGACTTGACAGTTGGATTTGCTAGAGATTCTGTTGCAGCAGGAAAAACTCCTCAACAAACAACGACCGAAGGTTTTAAAAATAGTAAAATCGCTATATACGAAAACAGTGCTCAAGTTCACGTTGGATATGATGCTAATGGCTCTATTCTTCAATTTGATAATGATGGAATCATTAACGATAACTTGAATAAAATGGACTCTTGTTTATTTTTTAATTTCAATAAACAATTAGCTAGCGATGAATTCTCAAAAGGCTTGTTCACTATTGAATTAGGAGTGGGAAGTTATGCCGATCCATTCTCATCAGTAGTTGTTTTGCAAGACTTGTCCGGATCTAATGGATTTTTTACGAATTCTCCAGCAGGACATTACGGAACATTGTTCTTGACAAATTCAGTGGGCACTGCAACTGCCGGCGCCTCTGCGCAGCGCGCAGGAATTGTTTTCTATCAAGCTGGCGTCGCAGTAGTTACATCGTCGGTATTTACTGATCAAATGTTGTCTTCCTCGGTTGCAGATTGGATTCCGGGCGCAACTGCTCAAGATATTATTACTGCAATGACAGGTACTTCAATTACTGGAAATTGTGAGGCTCTGCGTCATAGAATTAGAAATGTAAGTTTCGTTAATGCAACAGAAATTAATTCAACAATAATGTTCTGCCGCGGCAACTCAAATGAATTCAATTTTAGTTCTAACCCAACATACCTTTCTGGTAGTAAAATTAGAGTAAAAGGAGAAGATCCTAATACAAATCCAAGAACTTATTGGACAACAATTGGACTATATTCAGCAGACAATCGTCTTATGGCTGTTGCAAAAACTTCAGAACCTCTCTTTAAGGATCCAACAACTGAATTAACTTTAAGAATTCGTTTAGATTACTAGGATAAACAAAATGTCATTTTATAAGTTTGGTAAAAATGATTTATATACCAACGTTATAACAACTTATCCGGAAGTTAATTTTTTTATATACGGCACAAAAAGATACTTAGCAAACCAGGATAGGTCAAAAGTTAATTCCAACAATCCTTCTGGTCATGTTAATCTATACGAGTTAAATGTTAATAGAGATTCGGATAATTTGATTTATCCTTTTATGCCTAAAGATTCTACTCTTACGACATTTAAAAAAATAACAACTGATAGCTTTGCATCTCAAAGTTATGGCACTATTGTTACCGGTTCATTTCCTTTAACTGCTAGTATTACTACTATCCTTTATACTGCATCTGCAACGCCACTATCTGTTATGTCTAGAAAATATGTTGAAGCATGCGTCAATATTCTTAATAACAACGTTGTTAATTCTCCACATTATCAATTCTCATCTAGTTTGGGCGATAAAAGCTCGCAAGAGTTGACATTGATTGATATCCCCACGATAATTCGCGGAGATGGAATTAAGAAAGGCACTGTAACATTAGATTTTTTTGTTTCTGGCTCCTCATTGGGCAAGCTGGTCGACAAGAATAGGAATGGCGAATTAATTCAAATTGATGGTCATATACCTTCAAACGATGAAAAGGTCGCCGGCGTTGTTCTATATGAAGAAGGTATAATTATTCTAACTGGTAGCTGGGATTTGTCTACTACACATACAGAAAGATATAGAGGTGATACTCTAGCAGCTAGCGCTCCAAAATGGAATGCTTTTGCACGCTTAACAGAACTAACTCCGTCATCTTCATATCAGATTAAATTTAGTGGCTCACAGCAAACATCTGTTTTAACTATGATGGCTCGTGCTCCAGCGAGCGAATTAAATTTAAGTCATAATCCGACATATGTACAATATAATAATGAGTTGTCAGGAAATACGGTCTCTGTCTTAACTTCATCAACAAGTTTTTATGAGACTTCAGAAAGAGTAATTAAGAATACGGTATCTTCATCTTTTATGTGCCATAGTGAAAGTTTCAAAAGACAAACATTCATAACCAAAATTGGAATTTATGATAAAGAAAAGAATCTAATCGCTATAGCAAACATGGCACGTGCAGTTAAAAAAACGGAAGATAGAGATCTAACTTTTAAACTTAAGTTAGATATATAGTATAATATCAATATGATTTTAGGTTTAGATATTAGCACTAGCATAACAGGTGCGACCGTTATTGATGAGAATGGCAAAGTTACTTACAACGAAGCTTGGGACTTAAGAAAGTATAAAGAATTCTTTCAAAAAGCAGAAGTTGTTAAAGGTAAGATTTGGGAACTAGAGGATACTTTTTTTATCAAAGAGATTTACATTGAACAATCACTTCAAAGCTTTAGAAGTGGCTTCTCCTCAGCGAAAACACTTTCTACACTATCTCGCTTTAATGGCGTCGTTTCGTGGCTATGTTATGATATATTAAAACTGAAGCCTGAGTACATTGCTGCGACCTCCGCAAGAAAAAAGTGCGGCATCAAAGTTCCAAAAGGAACCAAAGCAAAACAAGTTATAATACAATATGTACTTGACAATGTACCATCTGTTCTTATAGAATATACTAAGCACGGCAATCCAAAACCGCATTGTTTTGACAAGGCAGATAGTTGGGTTATAGCCAATGCGGGGTATGTATGTCAGACGGAAAAAAGCGCGCAATCCTAAGAAATGTTTTAGGTTATTATCATCAGGCTGGAAACGAGCTTCTCTTTGCTTGTCCAAAATGTAATCATCACAAAAATAAACTATCAGTTAATATTGATCGTGATGTTTTTAAATGCTGGGTTTGTGAATATTCCGGTCGTTCAATCTATCGGCTTGTGCGCCGCTACGGAAACTACGAACAGCGAAAAGAATGGGGACAGCTAACACAACAAATTGATGTCTCAACTTTCGCAGAAGTTTTGTTACAAGACGATAACTTTGTAGAAGAAGAACAAACACTTGATTTACCAGAGCAGTTTGTATCTCTCGCAAACAAAAATCTTCCAAAAACTTCTCTATATGCTCTAAATTATTTGGAAAGCCGCGGCATCTTCAAGCAAGATATCGTCAAATGGAAAATCGGCTATTGTGACGACGGTGATTTTGGATCACGGATTATTGTTCCTTCTTTTGGCTTGACCGGAAAAGCAAACTTTTTTATCGCTAGGACATATGGAGATGATTGGAGAAAGTATAAAAATCCCCAAGCAAGCAAAGATATCATTTTCAATGAACTGTATCTTGACTTTGATGAAGATATGATTTTGGTTGAGGGCGTTTTTGACGCTATAAAAGCAGGAGACAACGCTGTTCCAATTCTTGGCTCAACCCTTCGCGAACATTCCAAACTATTCCAAAAGATTGTGGAAAATGATACACCAGTCTATATTGCTTTAGATCCAGATGTGGACAGAAAAACGTTGAGAATTATAAAACTTTTGTTAGAATACGACATTGAAGTTCATAAAATTAATATTTTACCTTACAACGATGTTGGCGAAATGTCCAGGCAACAGTTCCTAAAGAGAAAAGAAGAAGCTACATTTATCAAATCTTATGACTATTTAATTAATGAAATCTTTAATTTATAAGGAGATTGATTAATGAAAAAATTTTTACACAGATTAGCAAATTTATTTAACGACAAACATTGTTGCTGCTGCTGTGGCTGCTGTTCTTGCGCCGACTGCGGAGACTGCTAGGTGAAACTTATATTTGAAAGCTGGCGAAAGTTTTTAAAAGAAGAAGCCTCTGAAGAAAAGATTGAAGACGTTGTCGTAGACATCTTAAAAGACGAAGGCGGCGCCGCAGGATTAGATCCTATTGAGAAAGCCGTTGAGGAGTTAGATTTACCAGAAGGTTTTGATTTAAAAGACTTTCTAAAAGGTCTTAGAGGTGTTGGGCAACACGAAGATGGCGACTACATCTTGGAAGACGGTGAAGAAATTCACGTAAAAGAAGGCATTGAAATTTTCTTGGAAGCGCAAGAAGAAATGCTTGACGAAAAAAGAAAAAGATCTAAAAAAAGAACAAAGAAGAAACGTAAAGCTAAAAAGAAAAAGAAAGGTAAAAAAGATGCTTGTTATCATAAAGTAAGATCAAGATATAGCGTCTGGCCTTCTGCGTATGCATCAGGTGCTCTTGTAAAGTGTCGTAAAGTCGGCGCTAAGAATTGGGGCACAGGCGGGAAGAAAAAGAAATGAAAATCTCTGAAGAAGAATTAAACCAAATTATCAGAGAAGAAGTTCTAAAATATTTGGAAGAAAAGAAAAAAAAGAAGAAGAAAAAGAAGAAAAGAAAATTAACCGCTAAGCCAAGCTCTGAAAAAAGCCTTCGTGATTGGTTTGGAAGAAAAGGCGCAAAAGGTAAAAAAGGCGGATGGGTTGATTGTAACACTTGCCGCAAAGATAAAAAAACAGGCCGCAAGAAATGTAAATCTTGTGGAAGATCAACCGGAGAGAAGAGAGCAAAATATCCATCTTGTCGTCCAACACCGGGCGCTTGTGGTAAAAAAGGAAATTACGGCAAAAAATCAAAAGCCGGGAAAAAAGGATAACCATTATGAAAATCACAAAAGAATATCTAGAACAGATCATCAAAGAAGAAATTGAGGCAGTTTTAAATGAAGAAGAAGGACTTAACGAGGCTTCGTGGCACTGGACGGAAAGTAAAGACTTGTGTATGAGACTCTCAGAAAATTGGGCGGTGGACTGGGATTCAGGCTTACAAAAATATCGCGCAAGAAAAGGCGGAGATCAAAAACAGTGTTGTATGTGCGGTGGAGCGCCAGCGGGGACGGAGCGTAATCCAGATGGCACACTCAAGGGCGTTGATTATTTTGACCCCAAAGATCCAGCACAAAAGAAAGCCTGCTTAGGATTTTAAAAATAATATCTGAGGAATAAACAATGAAAATCACAAAAGAATATCTACAAGAAATTATTAAAGAAGAATTAGAGGCTGCTCTTAATGAAGAAGAGTTCTACGAAGTTGATGCTAAAGATATAAACGAAGAATTCTGTCCAGTTTGCGCTCCATTAGAAGAGAAGAAAAAAAAGAAGAAAAAGAAGAAAGCCTGTAAGCCATCCAAAGGCAAAAGATTTGCTAAAAGAGTTGATGGTAGATGCATCTCACACGGTCAAGCAGGAAAAGCAAAAGATGGTGGTGATAGAATACGCCCCGGTACAGCAAAAGGTGATGCTTATTGCGCAAGATCAGCAGGCATCAAAAAATGTAAAAATCCACCGTGCGCAAATACACTTTCTAGAAAGAAGTGGAAATGCCGCGGCAAAAAATCAATGAAATGAATTACGGGGGTGAACTGGTATCGACTGGATATTGAAAATTTAATGTGCAAGGCTGTGTGAGTGTGGCACAGTAAAAACACTCAACAATTTAAACGCCAACGATAACGTTAGCTTTGATTACGCCCTAGCGGCTTAATTACGGGGTTGTAGTCGCCTTGTTAACCAAGACTACGAAAAAAGTTTTTGGCTTCTTTAAAGAGCCAATAGTTAGCGAAATAAGAGAAGTTTGTCAGAGTTCATAAACTGACTAACCTTGTGAACGACATTATTTTAGAAATATTTAGGACCCGGGTTCGACTCCCGGCATCTCCACCACTTAAAATTATGAAAAATTTAAAACCAATTTTTATTAACAATAGCAAACTGCCTGTATGGCTATCAAAATTAGCACCAATTGAAATATGGGCTTTATCATTTTTTATTTTTGTTTGGTGTCGTGGTGAAATTAACGAACAAACAAAGAGACACGAAACAATTCATTTCCAACAGCAAATAGAACTTTTATTTGTTGGGCAATGGATTTTATATGGTATTTTTCATTTATATGGTCTTATAAAAGAAAAGGGCGATAGCAAAAAAGCTTACTATCATAATCCTTTTGAATTAGAGGCATATGGGAATGATATCAAAGAAGATTATCTACCAAAAAGAAAAAGATTTTCTTGGGTTAAGTATGTAGGTTAGCTAACTAATTAATATTATGGCAGTAGATGCGAGAACAGGACAGCCAATATATGGCTATCAAAGTGTTGGTTTGAACCATGTCGGCTCTTATCAGGCATCTGCGCGCCCATTTCTCACATCTTCTTTAAATGTACCTGCCTCTTCTGGTACACCAACAGTAGTATCATTTGAGAGCGTTTCAAAGTTTGTTATCATAACAAATACACTACCAGGAAGCGCAACCAATGTTCCTTTGCGATTTGGCTTTTCAGAGGCAGGTGTCAAAGGAACTGTTGATAATAACTACGGTATTCTCAATAATGGCGAGAGCTTTGAAGCAGATTTTAAAGTAACCAGAGTATACTTATTGAGTGATTCAACTAATGAATGCTCGGCTTCAGTTATTGCTGGATTAACTGGAATTGCTGCTAATCACTTAATGAGCAACTGGTCTGGTTCGGCGGGAGTAGGATAATGGGATTTACTGATTTAAGCACTAATAGTACTTCGGACAACCGCGGCGCCATAAAGGTAAATGTTGACTCACCAACCACCGCTTTTGGAGAAATGTTGATTGCTAATCTCATCCCAAATGCTCAGGGTGATTTTGTATACAATATTAATGCGCAAGTTTTTACAACATCCTCTTTTGCCGGCGCAACAGTAGCTCAAGCTGATGGAATGTGTGTATTAAGCAGTGGCACATCAGCCTCTGGTTCTGCGACGGTTCGGCTAAGACGAGGGTTGGAATACCGCCCCGGTCAAGGATCGGCAATGAGAGCCACAGCACTTTACGATACTCCAGATGCGGGAAATGCACAATTCATCGGCGCCGGCACAGCAGAGTGCGGATATTTTATCGGATATTTTGGAACTAGTTTCGGTATCCTTCACTCCGTATCGGGCTCCAGAGAAATTAGAAGATTGGATATCACAACTGGTGCCGGTACTGAAGATGTGACAGTCACTTTGAATGGAAATTCGCAAGTTGTTTCAGTTGTGGGCGGCGATAGCCCAGAACAAACCGCTTATCAATTGGCTAATGGAAATGTTGATTATAGTCAGCTGGGATCGGGTGGCTGGCTCTCAGATGCTCAATCTGGTTCTGTATATTATATCTCCGCTAGATCTGCCGACAGCTTTGATGGAGCTTATAGTGTGTCCGGAACTGATATAGTCGGCTCATTCACTCAGGTTCAAGACAGTGCCGCTCAGGCAAATACTTTTATTGCTTCCGGCTCTTTCAATATTGACAGGCTTGATGGAACTGGACCCTCGGGTATGGTATTTAATCCCCAGAAAGGAAATGTTTTTCAAATTGAATTTCAATATTTGGGATTTGGAAATGCTATATTTTCAATAGAAGATCCTACGTCCGGAAAGTTAGTACCATTCCATCGGATTGAAAATGCGAATTCACGAACAGATCCAGTTCTTAAAAATCCTAACGTATTTGCTTTAGCCACGTCTGCTAATATTGGAGGTACTACCAGCAGAACATTGAAAACAGTATCAATGGCTACGTTCACAGAAGGATCTGTTCAAAAGCTTGATCCTAAATTTTCAAAAAGCTGGAGTGTCTCTGGATTAAATGAATCAACATATGTGCCTTTGGCAATGTTAAAATCAAACAGAGTATATTTAAATCAGAGCAACTTTGGCGAATTTGACCTTTTAAGATTGTCTCTATCTAACGAAACTGCCGGCGTTAGTGGAAAAACTATTTCAATTGGGCTGTTTTTAGATGCGACAGTATCTGGTGAAGTTAATTGGCAATATGTAAATGAAAATGAAAGCATCGTGTCATATGCAACGCTAGATCCGTCCACGCAAACTATAGACAATGTAGCCTCGCTTACCCCGTTTTATGAAATTATTGCGGGACCCTCTGGAACTCAGACGGATTTCCTTGAGGAGCTAAAATTAATTTTTCAAATTGGACGTCCAGTAATAATCGCAATAAAAACAACAGGCGCTGCTAACGGCACAATAGCCGTGAACTGGTTTGAACAGCAATAACAAAAAACTTAAAACTACTTAATATTAAAGGATTATCATATGAAAATTACAAAACAACAACTAAAACAAATCATCAAAGAAGAGATTTCTAAAGTATTTGCCGAGGGAGACTACGGCAGTGTAAAGGATCGACAATCTGATAACTATTATGCAGTGCGCCTAGAGTTAATTGCTGGAATGGACATACCAAAAGAATTAGTCACAGACGAGCTAATCATGGCAATTTTACGTGATCCTCGTTACTCAGAGGGCGATTCAATTGACGCCGAGCAAGGCACCGCTCCACGCGGCTATGGATTTACACTCCAAGACATATATGATCTTATAGACAGCTTGAAGTCTTAAATAGGAATATTCTAATATGAAAATTACAAAACAAAAATTAAACAAAATCATAAACGAAGAAATTCAACGTCACCATATTCTACAAGAAGCAAATCGTGCTGTTTTAGTTGAGAACAATAATCCAGCTCTAAGAAAAGTATTGAAAGAACGCTTTGAAAAGTTAGGCGGCTATTACTTTGAAGCGCTTGAAGAAGGCGACAAAGAATTAGCAAAAACTCTTCAAGAAGAAATGACCAGAATATTTGAGGACCTAACGTAATGGGGTAGTATTGTATTACGCATTTTTCTTTATAGCAGGCTTGTTATACACAAACTTGCTAGAATGGACATTACACAAATACGTACTACACGGCTTAGGCAAAAACAAAAAAAGCAACTGGTCTTCTCACTGGAGCGTCCATCATAAAAAATCAAGAAAGAATGATTTTTACGATGACGATTATGAGAAAAGTTGGCACTCCCCAGGATCACGTTCAGAAATTATGGGCTTAATATTACTAGCATTATTACATTTACCACTAGCTTTCTTATCTTTGCCTTTCTATATTGGTCTCCTTTACGGAGGTCTAGGTTATTATTTTGTCCACAAGAAAGCACATTTAGACCCTGAATGGGCAAAAAGACACGTCCCTTGGCATTACGATCATCATATGGGAAAAAATCAAGATGCTAATTGGGGAGTTACAACCGATTGGGTTGATAAATTAGCAGGAACAAGAATTAAATATTGACTTTATTATCTGTTGTTAATATAATAGACTTGAACGAATGGAGATCTTATGCGTTTTGCGCACATAGCGGATACTCATATCCGAAATTTAAAATATCATAAAGAATATAGAGAAGTTTTTAGTCAACTGTACGAAAACCTCCGAGAACAAAAACCAGACTACATAATTCATTGCGGAGATATCGCACACACGAAAACTCAGATTAGTCCTGAGTATGTTGAGATGTGTTCTGATTTCCTCAAGAATTTAGCAGACATAGCACCAACTTACGTTATTCTTGGTAATCACGATGGGAACCTACGCAACTCAAGCCGTCAGGACGCCCTTACACCTATCGCCAACGCATTACAACACGAAAACCTATACCTACTTCGTGATGCGGGAGAAACGCCCTTAAACGACCGTTTCTCGCTAAATGTGCTGTCTGTATTTGATGAGGACAATTGGGTTGAGCCATCTGATCCAAATCGTGTAAATATTGCTTTATATCACGGATCTATTTCAAACTGCGAAACAGATCTTGGATGGAGAATGGAGAGAGGTGAAAATGATATTAGCATCTTTAATAATTTTGACTATGGTTTTCTTGGCGATATACACAAAACCAATCAAATCTTGGACAAGAAAGGCAAGATACGTTATCCTGGCTCAACGGTCCAACAGAACCACGGAGAAACCAACGACAAAGGATACTTGCTCTGGGACATTGAAGACAAAGAAAATTACACATGTAAGCACTTTGTTTTAAAAAATCCAAAGCCTTTTATCACAATTCCTTTGACGCCCACTGGTAGGATCTCTAAAAGAGTAGAGATACAAAGTGGCGCCCGTCTACGTCTTGTATCTGAAAATCACTTGCCCCTAGATGTAATTCGCAAGGCAATTGATGTCGCGAAGACTAGGTTTAAACCCGAGGCTATTACATATTTAAATCGTGCGCAAGGAGATCGTGTAAATCTAGAAGACATAACTAATTCTTTAGTCAAGGAAGATTTGCGAGATATTAATGTTCAGGAGGAGTTAATTGAAGAATATTTGCAGGAGTATCAGGTTGATTCCGAGACGACTAAGAAGGTTCTTGACCTTAATAGAGCTTACAAAAAAAGAGTTGAAGAGGAGGAGGAGATCTCACGCAACGTCAACTGGCGTTTGAAAAAGGTAGAGTGGGACAACCTTTTCAACTATGGAGAAAGCAACTCTATTAACTTTGAAAACTTAAACGGCATTGTTGGTATTTTTGGTAAGAACTTTTCTGGAAAGTCCAGCATTGTTGATTCAATTCTGTATACAATGTTCAACACAACATCAAAGAATAATCGCAAAAACCTCAACATTATCAACCAGAATAGAGATTATTGTAGAGGCTACGTTGAGATCGATGTTGGCACAAAGACGTATAGAATTGAGCGCGTTAGCACAAAGTACATCAAGAAGCTTAAAGGTAATGTAACACAAGAAGCAAAGACTGACTTAGAGTTTAGCGTTTACGATAACGCCATTCAAGAAGAGAAAAGCCTTAATGGTACATCCAGAAATCAAACAGACAAAAACATCAAAAAGATTTTTGGTACAATGGAAGACTTTCTTTTGACTTCAATGGCTTCTCAGTTGGGATCCCTTTCCTATATTAGCGAAGGCTCAACCCGACGTAAGGAAATCCTTGCTAAGTTCTTGGACCTTGAAGTCTTTGAACGCAAGTTCAGGATGGCGAAAGAAGAAGCAGCGGATACAAAAGCTCTCCTACGTCGCTGGCAGAACAGAATGTTTGATGAGGAGATTGAGGAAGCAGAAGAAGTTTATAGTGAAAACAATATTAAACTTGAGCAAAAAGAGCTACACTGTAGCAATCTCAAGCAACAACTTAAAACAAAGCAAGATGAACTACAAGCCATCTCTTTAAAACTCAACGACATTCCTGAAGATGTAGTTGATATCAAGAATTTAATGTCTGATATCAGCGAGCAGAATAAATTGTTAAGAGGGTACGAAAATGAGAGGGTAAGTCTTGTAGCAGAAATCGCAGCAAAAGAAAAATACATCTTTGAAGTAGAAGAGTTCTTAGAAGAGTTTCCTGCTGACGAAGTACAAAAGCGACAAGAAGAGATTAAAGAAAGAATTGAAAGGATCAAAGATCTAGAAAATGATATTGAAAAGTTACAAGAAAAGATCAAAAGACAGAAAAAGAAAATTAAATTGCTGGACGAAGTTCCGTGCGGAGATGAGTTTCCAACTTGTAAGTTTATTGGTGACGCGCATAAATCTAAGGTTCAGCTAGGGACGACAACTGTTTCTTTGAAAGACCTTTCTTTATCCAAGGATAAAACGCAAGAAGATTTAGATGCTCTAAATCCAGAAGAAAATCAAGAGACCCTAGACAACTATGTGGTATTCCAAAATAAGTTGTCTGAGGCTAAAATTGATTTACACGTACTGAGCGTTGAGATGGAGAGAAATAAGACCGAGGTTTTCAAAACAGAAATTTTGTTATCAGATCTTAACAAACAAAAAGATTTCTACAATGAAAACAGGGACTTGATTGAAAATTACGAACTTCTACAGGAAGAACAAAACGAACTAAACAAAGAAACAAAAACTTTAAGCAACGATCTAGAGAAGTGCCAGAAAAATATTCTTGCGCTCTGTAAAGAAAACGGTACGTTACAAGAGCGTGTTGAAAAAGCTAAAAGGGATAAAGAAGAATTCTTGACATTAGAGAACAGTTTCTCTGCTTATGATTTGTTTATGCGCTGTATGCATTCTAACGGTATTTCTTACGATATCATTAAGAAGCGCTTGCCTCTTATCAATGCAGAGATTTCAAAAGTTATCGCCAACATTGTTGACTTTGAAATCTTCTTTGAGAACGAAGATAAGAAACTTGATATTTTGATTAAGCATCCAGGCTATGATGCTCGTCCTATTGAGATGGGATCTGGTGCTGAGAAAACAATTGCAGCAATGGCTATTCGTCTTGCTCTCTTAAATGTATCAACTTTGCCAAAGGGAGATATCTTTGTTTTGGATGAGCCAGGAACAGCTTTAGATGAAGAAAATATGGAAGGTTTTGTAAGAATCCTTGATATGATCAAAACTCAATTCAAGACTGTGCTCTTGATTTCTCATCTGGACACATTGAAAGATACCGTGGACACTCAAATTATGATTGAGAAGAAAAATGGTTTTGCTTCAGTTAATCAATAAGCCTCTGTAGAATACTATTTATTAGTGGAGGGCTTTATGATGAAACAAGCAAAAGCATGGCTAGACAAACACGTTGAGAGATTTATATCCCGCAAGTTTTTAGCGTGGGGCACAGCTACTTATTTAGTCTTAATGGGTGGCGTAACTAGTGATGATTGGGTCGCAGTCACACTAGCTTATATTGGATCTCAAGCACTTGTTGATCTAGCTACAAAGTGGAAACACGGTTGATCTTAATATGTTGATATTAAAGAAAATTTTAGTCTGGCTCAAGCATCACTGGTATATTCCTTTAGCAGTGGTGCTTGGGTTAGTCTGTCTTGCGCTTTGCCCAATGGCAGCCAAGTCTAAATATTTTCAAATGCTTTTGAACACAAGATACAATTACCGAAAAGAAATTGATATCATCAACAAAAACAATGAGTTAGAAAAACAAAAGACAATGGATGCCATTGAGCGTCATAAAGAAAGCCTAGCAAAAATTGAAGAAGATTTCAATATCAAGATGGACGAACTACCAAAGAAAGAGAAGAAAAGAGTTGAGGCTATAGTTAAAGAATACGATAATGATCCCGATAAGTTAGCAAAAGAGATTGCTGATATTTTAGGAGCAGACAATGTTTAAAAAAGTATTTATAATTTTTCTCGCCTTATGTTTTGTCTGCGCAACCACAAATGCCGCAGCACAAGATTTAGAAAATGAAGCTGGAAAAGTTACAGCTATTAACGAAGGCGAACAGGCTCCTTTTTCTGGTATTTTATTGGACTCAATAGCAGGGGCAAAGTTCATAGCCAAAAGTAAGTACTGCGCCGAGGAACTTGAACTAAAAATAAAAAAAGACTTTGAGGTTGAACTAACCAACAAACAACTAGCGATTGACTTACTACAGATCCAGTACGATGCCCTAAAAGATACACACGAACAATTGCTGGTTCAAAAAGAAAAAGAGATTGACCAACTCAACGAAATCATCAAAGATGAAATAGATGATCACTCACATTGGTGGTTTGCTGGCGGAATTGTGGCTGGTGTCCTTCTTTCAATTGGTATCTTCTACGCAGCAGTGGAGGTACAAAATTAATGAAAAGAGGACAGCTCAGAGCAGTTTCAAGTCGACCGGCATTGATCAAGATGATCAACGAAGAAGCCGAAGAAATCATGGAGGAGTCTGTCAACGAAGTTGTACAAGCTGCCATCCAAGAAGCGCTAGCAGAGCAATTGAATTTAACAGGTAACCTAACACTTCTTGATAATAATAAAATTTATTTTGGTACAGACGGTGATGGCTCTATAGAATATGATGTCGAAGTAGGTCGTAACAACCCCGAAGGAAATGGATATCTTTTTATATCTGGATCTTCAACAGGATTGAGACTTGGAGGTTCAAAAATAATTTTAGATACCGCAACGGTTTCTAGTGGTGAATTAGCGAATACAGGTAGTTTTCTTGGCATAGATTCAAGCGGACAGTTAGTGTTAACTTCCTCATCTCCTATGCAATATGATTCTCTTCCTATTGCCGCTGGTAACAACATTGCTTTTAATACGGATGAAAATGGAGTTGTTACAATTTCTTACTTACCCGCGCATGCTTCTGATCCGATTCCCGATGATGATTCAGAGGCAGCTTCAATAGTGACAGGTGGTGCACTTTATTGGAGAGCCGGCTCTGGCTATAGAATGTCGCTTCATAGTACAGGATATCTTGGCGTAGGTATAACTGGAAGTGCCAATGTGACACACAGAATTACGCTTCCTGATATAGATGGTCCCGCAGGTCAGATTAAAGCAAATGGATTTTTATCTTATTCTACAAAGCGTTTAAAAAAGGATATTAAACCTCTGCAAAATTCTCTGGAGGTTATTAAAAGTCTTCAAGGTGTATCTTATAATTGGAAACAAAGTGGGCGAAAAGATTATGGCTTTATCGCTGAAGAGGTAGGCAAGATTCTGCCTGGTATTGTTCAATGGGAAGACAACGGTAAGGACGCTAGTAGTATGGACTATAGCAAGATAATTTCTTTTTTGGTTGAGGCTGTAAAAGAACAACAGAGCCAAATAGAAACATTAAATCAACGACTTGACTTAGACGACAAAAATAAGTCTTAAAAAAATACATTTAGTCTAGCGTTTACGGGGCTCATATGAATTCTTATTGGCTATTTACTGTAGCCGGATTGGTGTATCTGCTATAAGCAATATGCCATATTCGACTCATAACATTTTATAAATTCAAAAAAGGAGGAAATGTTATTATGGGATTCAGTAAATTAGAACAAGAAGGTCTAGTAATGACCGCAACAGGCAGCATGTCTGTTCCTGCAGACGGACAAGGCAATCAAGTCGGTTCCGTTATGTACTACCGTGGTGGCGATATGCGCTTCAAGCTTGACAACTCAGGCGAGCATACCGTTGCAAAGAAATCAGAGCTTGACGCACTTCAGGCTGACGTTGATCAGAATGAAGCAGATGCTGATGCAGCAATCGCAGCGCTTCAAGCTGATGTCGATCAGAACGAAGCTGATGCAGATGCAGCAATCGCTGCTCTACAAGCAGATGTTGATCAGAACGAGGCAGATGCTGACGCAGCAATCGCTGCTCTACAGGCTGATGTCGACCAGAATGAAGCAGACAGCGATGCAGCAGAAGCTTCACTCACAACACGTGTTGCAGCAGAAGAAGTAGCTCGTGCAGCAGCAATTACTGCACTTCAGGCTGACGTTGATCAGAATGAAGCTGACAGTGATGCAGCAGAGGCAAGCCTAACAACTCGCGTTGCAGCTGAGGAAGTAGCTCGTGCAGCTGCTATTACAGCACTTCAGGCTGACGTTGATCAGAATGAGGCAGATAGCGATGCAGCAGAGGCTTCACTCACAACTCGCGTTGCAGCTGAAGAGTCAGCTCGTGCAACAGCTGATGCATCTGTCATCACCCTTCTTAAGGGCGACGTCGGTGCTAGCTACGATACTCTTGGCAAACTTGAGGATATGATTCAGGTTGAAGAAGGTCGTATTGACGCAATTCTCGCATCTGCAGACGCTGACAAGGACACTTTTGTTGAGATCGTTTCCTTAATCAACGCTGTTGATCTTACAAATGATAACGCTCTTGCATCAGCTGTCACAAGCTTGTCAAACAGCATCAGCGCTGTTCAGTCTGATGTTGATCAGAACGAGTCTGATAGCGATGCAGCAGAGGCTTCACTCTCAACACGTGTTGCAGCAGAAGAAGTAGCTCGTGCAGCAGGCGACACAGCTCTAAGCAGCTCCCTCGTTTCTGAGGTTAACCGTGCTTCTGCAGCAGAAGCAGGTCTCGCAGCAGACCTCGCCGCCGAGGTTACAGGTCGCACAGCAGCTGATGCTTCACTAAGCACTCGCGTTGGCATTGAAGAAGCAGCTCGCGCAGCTGCTGACAGCTCATTAAGTACTCGCGTTGGTGACGAAGAGTCCGCTCGTGCAGCAGCTGATACTTCACTTACAACTCGCCTTGCAGCAGAAGAGTCTGCACGTGCAGCTGCAATCACAGCTCTACAGGCAGATGTTGACCAGAATGAAGCAGACGCAGATGCAGCAATTGCCGCACTACAGGCTGACGTTGATCAGAACGAGGCAGATGCTGACGCAGCAATTGCAGCACTTCAGGCAGATGTCGACCAGAACGAGGCAGACAGTGACGCAGCTGAGGCTAGCTTGACAACTCGTGTTGCAGCAGAAGAGTCTGCACGTGCAGCAGCAATTACTGCACTACAGGCTGACGTTGACCAGAACGAGGTAGATAGCGATGCAGCAGAGGCTAGCTTGACAACTCGTGTTGCAGCAGAAGAGTCCGCTCGTGCAGCTGCAATCACCGCACTTCAGGCAGATGTTGACCAGAATGAGGCAGACGCAGACGCAGCAATCGCCGCACTCCAAGCTGATGTTGATCAGAACGAGGCAGACAGCGATGCAGCAGAAGCTTCACTCACAACAAGAGTTGCAGCTGAGGAATCAGCACGTGCAGCCGGTGACAGTGCTCTAAGCAGCTCCTTGGCTTCCGAGGTCAGCCGCGCAGCAGCAGCAGAAGCATCTATTGCAACAGACTTAGGTAACGAAGTTACCGGTCGTATTGCAGCAGATACCTCACTAAGCACTCGTATCGGTGTTGAAGAGTCCGCTCGCTCAACAGCTGATGCTTCACTCACAACTCGTATTGCAGCCGAGGAATCAGCTCGTGCAGCAGCAATCACAGCCCTACAGGCTGACGTTGATCAGAACGAAGCTGATGCAGATGCAGCAATCGCAGCACTTCAGGCTGACGTTGATCAGAATGAGGCAGACAGTGATGCAGCAGAAGCAAGCTTAACAACAAGAGTTGCAGCTGAAGAATCAGCACGCGCAACAGCTGATGCATCTGTCATTACTCTTCTTAAGGGTGATGCAGGTGGTAGCTATGACACCCTCGGCAAACTTGAAGACATGATTCAAGTTGAGGAAGGTCGTATTGATGCAATTCTTGCATCCGCTGACGCCGACAAAGATACTTTTGTCGAGATCGTTTCATTGATTAATGCAGTTGATCTTACAAATGATAACGCTCTTGCATCAGCTGTCACAAGCTTATCAAATAGCATTAGTGCAGTTCAGTCTGACGTTGATCAGAATGAGTCTGACAGTGATGCAGCAGAGGCAAGCTTGACAACCCGCGTTGCAGCAGAAGAGGCAGCACGTGCAGCCGGTGACACTGCTCTAAGCAGCTCCTTGGTTTCTGAGGTTAACCGCGCAGCAGCAGCCGAGCTATCTCTCGCAGCAGATCTCGCTTCTGAGATTGCAGGTCGCACAGCAGCTGATACTTCACTAAGCACTCGCATAGGTGTCGAAGAGGCAGCTCGCGCAGCAGCTGATACAAGCTTGGCATCAAGCATCTCTTCAGAGGAAGCAGCTCGTATTGCAGGCGACAACAGCTTGACAACTGCCATGGCAGCTCTTCAGGCTGACGTTGACCAGAATGAGGTTGACAGTGACGCAGCAGAAGCAAGCTTGACAACAAGACTTGCAGCAGAAGAGGCAGCTCGCGCAGCAGCAATCACTGCACTTCAGGCTGATGTTGATCAGAACGAGGCAGATGCAGACGCATCACTTGCACTCAAGGCAAATCTTGCTGGAGGTAATAACTTCACAGGTGTACAGGATTTTGCTGATGCTGTTTCTATGCACGCTAACCTCACATTAGATGATGGCTTGGTAGTTAAGGCTGGCGAGTTCCTCACCTATTCTGAGCGTTCATTGAAGACCAACATTGCTCCAGTTAACGATGCACTAGGCATGGTTCAGAAGATGCAGGGTGTCTCCTACGATCTTAAGTCAACTGGTAAGTCTGAGATTGGCTTCATCGCTGATGATATGGCTAATGTTGCTCCAGAGGTTTGTGGTTTCCACGCCAACGGTAAAGCAGCTGGTATCAACTACGGTCGCTTGACTTCAATTCTTGTTGAGGCTGTCAAGGCTCAGCAGGCACAGATTGAAGAACTCAAAGATCTGTTGAAAAAATAAGCAATTTTTAATTGCTAACTCGGTTAGTTTTTATTAGTCGAGTAGGTCCCGCCTGGGTTAGCCTGGGCGGGACCTTGCTTTATTCAAAATTATATTAGTTCAAAAACAATTAAGGAGGGTTTAAAGTGGCTAATTCTGATTTAACAAGATACAAAAAATACGTAGATTTTGAAGATATTTCTGCGTTACCAGCACCAACAAATGATGGTGCCTTATATTATGCTAGCAATACATTTAGATTAAATAATAAAATATCTGTCACAGGTGCAATTTCTGGCTCTGCTCTTTCATCATCTGGTGAAGTACGTGTTGGAGGCGATATGGTTGTCCAAGATGCTATTACGACCAATGGTCAGTATGCACATATTTCTGCCCAAGGCGCGAATGGTCAAATTTATACTATGGGTCAATATGGAAGAATCCGCACTTATGGTTCCGATGCTTATATTAGGACTACTGGTCAAAATGCTAGCATCTATACAGCAGGCTCTGATGCAAACATCTATACACAAGGCTCAAATGCCAAGATTTACACATCAGGCTCTGATGCCTGGATCGAAACTCATGGCTATGAAGCCGAGATTAGAACTAATGGTCAGTATGCACATATTTCTGCCCAAGGCGCGAATGGTCAAATTTATACTATGGGTCAATATGGAAGAATCCGCACTTATGGTTCCGATGCTTATATTAGGACTACTGGTCAAAATGCTAGCATCTATACAGCAGGCTCTGATGCAAGCATCTATACACAAGGCTCAAATGCTTATATTTCATCATCTCACGATATCTATGCCAAAGATGATATTGAGGTCGGAGGCGCCATCTCGGTAGGCAAAAATGCTGCTCCGGATAATGGATATGCAATCGACGTTGCCACAGGAGCTGGTTCAGTTCGTGCAGATGAGTTCGTTACTTATTCTGATCGTGCACTTAAGACAAATATCCAGAAAATGAATAATTGCCTTGAGAAGGTTATGAAGCTTGAGCCAACTACCTATGACAAAGTTGCAACAGGTAAAAGTGAGATTGGCTTCATTGCTCAGGATGTTGCGAAGATTGTTCCAGAGATCTGTGCTCTTGATACCAATGGCGAAGGTCGTGGTATTGATTATTCCAGGATGTCAACTTTGCTTGTTGGCGCACTCAAAGCTCAACAAGAACAAATTGAACAGCTCAAAGAGATTATTAATAAATTACAAAAATAATTTTATTTAATTAGTGCTAAAATAACCCCGGCTATAGTCTAGCCGGGGTTTCTATTTATAACGTATGTCAAAGAAACGAAAATTCAGAAAACTTGCTCTCAAAACAGAAGTTGTTGCTATTGAAGCTGAAGAGGTAGAAGAGCAAGATAGTCAGTATAGTATTGAGTTTAATAAAGATTTTAGACTAGAGATGGCTTTTCTATCTGATAAAAAGTCTAAAGATGCAGAAGAAGATGAAGGAGAAGATAAGCCATTAGAAGTTTCGAATGAATTCTTAAAGAAGCTTCATCGTGAGCTAGCAAGAATCTTACATCCAGACCTTAATCCAAATTCAGATGATGATGATTTTAAAAAAATGCAGAGTGCATATGAACAAGGCGATGGCGCCACTTTGATTGCTATGGCTGTAAAATACGATATAGAATTTGATTTGGATGATGAGAGTTTGCAAATTATCGAGGAACAAATAGAAGAAAAACAAAAGAACCTTGAAGATAAAAAAGAAACGTGTCGCTGGGTTTGGGGATCTTCAGACAAAAATGATAATCTAAGGTCACGTATTATAGAAACTATGGGCATTGATCAAGATGAGTTCAGTGAATGGCTGGAGAAAAATAAACTAAATGATATTAACAAAAAATAATCAATAGGATAAAATATGTCAATGGATAAAGACTGGGATCACATAGCAAGAATTGAGAAAGCCATCAATCAAAAATATGGCGAAGAAGCAATTGTAAATCCAAGCTCGGGATGGACCGAGGAAAAAGAAAAGGAATATCTTGAGCAATTAAAAGATATGAACGATAAACAAGCCTCACTAGACGAGCAACAAGAGAAGGTTGAGGCTGATGGGTTTTTAATTAATAAAAAACTACTTACTAGAGAAACTACAATTTTTAATTGTCCAGTTTGTACAAAAAGATTAAGAACAGTCAAAGATGATATATATAATAGTAAATTTGATTGTTGCCATAAATGCTACATAAAATATGTTGAAGACAGAGAAGAACGCTGGCTGAATGGCTGGAGACCAGGAGATAAATAAATGTCACAGAAAGATTTAGATGTTGTAAGAGGAATTATGCAGGCAGCTGCTGATTCATATGATGGTGCCCTTGATGAGAAAGGTGAGCCAGTTAAGATTGGTCTCAAAAGAGACGAAGGTCACCCTGTTCTAGATACTAGAGTTATGGATGGATTTAAGTGCCAAGTAGATGGCGCCAAACTAATCGTTAAGTACCAGTCAGATATTCTCTTGAAAGATGTTTACAGCGGTAATCTAGAAAGTGATCTCGAACAAACATTCGCAGATATCGTAAAACATCTAAAAAAGCAATATAAGAAAATTACTGGTAATGCTTTGAGATTAAAAGCAGAAGGTGAGTGTGAGGCTCTAGTTCAATCAACAAGCCGTGTTAGAGTTTTTGTTCTAGCAACCAAGGTTTATAATATTGAAAATCTAAAAGAAGTAGAAAATAGACTTCAGCCTAGTGAAGACGGCTTAGATAAGAGCTTTAAAAAATTCTTGATGCAGAAAGGCTAAGATGTCGTTCCAACTCTCCAGGGACCAGATTTTAAAAGAAATTGTAAAGTCTGGTAAAGATCCAATTTATTTTATTAACAACTATGCAAGGATTTCTCATCCACAGCATGGTCTGATTCCCTTTAACACATATCCATTTCAGACGGAACTACTTCAAGATTTTAACGATCACCGTTTCAATGTTATTTTAAAAGCTCGCCAGCTTGGTATCTCAACAATTACAGCAGCTTATGTTGCCTGGATGATGCTTTTCCACAAGGAAAAGAATGTTCTTGTTATTGCCACACAGTTCAAGACTGCATCAAACTTGGTCAAAAAAGTAAAGGCAATACATAAGAATTTACCACAATGGCTCAAGATTGCCGAGATCTCAATTGACAACAGAACTTCATTTGAGTTAACTAATGGCTCGCAGATCAAAGCAACTTCAACTTCTGCTGACGCTGGTCGTTCTGAAGCTCTTTCTCTGCTTGTGATTGACGAGGCTGCCCACATTGATGGTCTAGGAGAACTATGGACAGGTTTGTATCCAACACTATCAACTGGTGGGCGCTGTATTGCTCTCTCAACTCCAAATGGCGTTGGTAACTGGTTTCACCAAACTTGCATTGATGCCGAGCAAGAAAACAATGACTTTTTCCTTACAACTCTTAAATGGGATGTACATCCGGACAGAGACGAAGAATGGTTTCAGAAAGAAACCAAGAATATGTCCAGAAGACAAATCGCACAGGAGCTTGAATGTAACTTCAATATGTCTGGCGAAACTGTCTTCCACGCAGATGATATGAAGATTATTGAAGAGGGCCTAAAAGAGCCAAAATATAAAACTGGTTTTGATCGCAATTTTTGGATTTGGGAAGAATACCAACCAGGATCAACATATCTTTTATCGGCTGACGTAGCCCGTGGTGACGGAAAAGACTATTCTACGTTTCATATTTTTAAGATTGAAACAATGGAGATTGTTGCAGAATACCAAGGAAAAGCTACACCAGATATATTTGCCAATATGCTAAATGAAACTGGAAAAGAATATGGTAACTGTATGGTTGCTGTAGAGAATAATACAGTCGGATGGACTGTCCTAGATAAATTGCTTGATTTTGGATATCCAAATATCTATTACGCATATAAATCAAATCATGAATATGTTGATCCTGTCTTGGGAGAACAAAAAAGCAATGCTGTTATGGGCTTCTCGATGACTTCTAAGACACGTCCACTAGTTATTGCTAAATTAGAAGAATTCATTAGAAATAAACTAGTTACGATATATTCAAGAAGAATTTTTAATGAAATGAAAACATTTGTTTGGCAGAGCGGCCGGCCCCAAGCTATGCGAGGCTATAACGATGATCTCGTTATGGCATTTGCGATCGGGTGCTGGGTTAAAGATGCTGCTTTTGAGGTAAATCAGAGAGACATAGAATATAGAAAAGCTTTCTTAAATTGTATGAAAAAAAATGATACGATTATTAATACTTCAATTCCGGGACAGCCTGGATATAAACACATTAGAAAAACAGATAAAAAAAGAGCGCATCTAAATAATATTTGGTTACTCAAGGGATAAATAATTAAATGGCTAATAGAAATTCAAATCCAAGAAATCCACAACACGAATTATTTCGTAAATTAACTAAATTATTATCTGGACCAATTGGAACCTCAAGGCAGCAACAGCCTCGTTCATTGCGTCGTATGCAGCTGGATAATTATTCCACAAAGTTTAAGTCAGCAAGCGGACAAGAGTTTAAAAAGTCGGCATATGGCCAGAAAGGTAATTATACCGCAAATTATATGGCTAATCAAAATCGTGCCGATCGTTATCACGATTTTGATCAAATGGAATATACTCCCGAGATTGCATCTGCTTTAGATATTTACGCGGATGAAATTACAACTTCAACTGAAATTTCTCCTTTAATGAAAATTATTACTCACGATGAAGAAATTAAAATTGAACTTGAGCACCTTTTCCATAAAGTTTTAAATATTGAATATAATATTTTTGGCTGGGCAAGATCCTTGTGTAAATATGGAGATTTCTTTCTTTATTTAGATATTGATGAGGACCAAGGTGTACAATACGCGATAGGTCTCCCTTCAAATGAAGTGGAAAGATTGGAAGGAGAAGATGAAAATAATCCAAATTACATCCAGTACCAATGGAATTCTGCCGGCCTAACATTAGAAAATTGGCAGGTTGCTCATTTTCGTGTATTGGGGAATGATAAGTATACACCATATGGAACATCTGTCCTTGAACCAGCTCGTCGTATTTGGCGTCAATTAACTTTAATGGAAGATGCCATGATGGCATATAGAATTGTGCGTTCTCCTGAAAGAAGAGTTTTCTATGTTGATGTAGGAAATATGCCTCCACAAGATATTGAACAATATGTTCAGAGAGTTATGACACAGATGAAAAGAAATCAAGTTGTTGATGCTGATAGTGGCCGCGTTGACTTACGTTATAACCCGATGTCAGTGGAAGAAGACTACTTCATTCCAGTAAGGGGAGGTCAGTCAACAAAAGTTGAAACTTTATCTGGTGGCCAATTTACAGGCGATATTGATGACATTAAATATCTTCGTGACAAACTATTCTCGGCATTGAAAATACCACAATCATATTTGACTATGGGCGAGGGCGGAGAAGAAGATAAGACAACTTTAGCTCAGAAAGATATTCGTTTTGCAAGAACTGTGCAAAGATTGCAAAGATCTCTCACATCTGAACTTGAAAAAATAGCAGTTGTCCATTTATTTTCTAGAGGGTATAGAGGCAAAGATTTGACTTCCTTTACTCTTTCATTAAATAATCCATCAAAACTAGCACTTATGCAAGAGTTAGAAACTTGGAGAACCAAGTTCGAAATCGCCGGTAGCGCAACCGAAGGTTACTTCAGCAAGAGATGGGTTGCTAAAAATATCTTTAATCTATCTGAGGACCAGATTTTAAGAAATGATAGAGAGCTTTTCTTCGATAAGAAACACGCCGCACTATTAGAAAAAGCTGCTGAAGAAATTACTGCTGCTGGTGAGCCAACTGATGAATTAGGTGGCGATTTGGGAGGTGGCCTCGGGGGCGACCTAGGTGGTGACTTAGGTGGTGACTTGGGCGCCGACCTAGGTGGCGATCTGGACACAGAGCCAGAGGGTGAAGAAACTCCGGGCGCAGAAACAGAAGCTCCAGAGCCAGAAGCTCCAGCTGGCGAAGAATCATCTCTCTTGGCCGCTCCCGGTAAAAGAGATATTAGAGAATATGAAAAATCGACATATAGGCCGGTTAAGCATGATAAGAGAACCAAGACAGTACCATATAGAAAAAATATAGGTTCAATGACCAAGCCAGAAGGTGGCACAAAGTCTTCTCAAAGAAGTAAATTTCCTGGATCTGAGATCTCGCGTCTAGGATATGGCGTTTCTGAAAGTATTGAACCTAATTATAATAATGAAGAACAAAAACTTCTTGAAGCAAATATAGAAATTAAAAATCTAATTACTCTTTTGGAAACAAAATATGAGCAAACTTAAACATAATAAAAAAAGAAATACTGGTATCTTATACGAAACACTTATTCGTGAATTAACACGTGCGTCCGCAAGATCTGACAAAAAGAGAAGTGATCTAGTTTTAGGCATACTTAAAGAATTCTTTAACAGAAGCACTGTGCTTGGTCAAGAATTAGAATTATATAAAACTTTAAACGAAAAAAATGGCTATCAAAAAGAAATGGCAGAAAAAATCTTAACAGAAACAAAGAAGCGCCATTCCTCACTTGATAAAAAAAGATTATTTAAAGAGCAATCAAGCGTAATTAAGCAGATAAATTATAAGCTTGGTAGCACAATGTTTGAGAATTATGTTCCAAATTTCAAAAATTATGCAACGATTTATCAGGTACTTAATGGTGCTCCAAATGTTCAACAACAAGTAAGACTGGAAGAATCCATCATAAGCGAGATGGCCGCGACACCCGTAGATAAGGAAAGCAAATACAAAGCAATTGATAACTTATCTTATAAGACATTTCTAAATAAATTTAATGAAAAGTATAGTGATAAATTACTCAGAGAACAAAAAGAACTTTTATCTTTGTATGCAACGAGCTTCAAAGGAAGTGATTTAGAATTAAAAATATTTTTAAATGAAGAGGTTAGTAGATTAAAAGACAGTGTTTCTAAATTACAAATTGGACAAAAAAATGAAATCCTAGAAGTATTAGAATCATTTGCAAAGAAAAAAATTGATAAAACAATTTTGGATAAAGTGCTGAAAGTACAACAGTTAGTTAGCGAGATAACAAAGCATGGCAATTAAAGTTACATTAGAAAAGCCAGATAGTCTGGTTGTCACAATTAAAGACAAGAAAACAATTGAAGAAACTGTTAAGCTTAAAGCGCGCAAAAGTCTTAACGGAGATATTATGATTTTTGATCACAGCGATATTGATATTGTGATTATGCCACAAAAGAAGAAGATCTTAACCTTTGGCAAAGAATACCTAAGTGATCAAGTCTATGAAGCACAAAATCGTCTTTTTACATTTCTAAGAAAAAGAGGCATAATCGATTATGATAGCATTGCAGGTGGCAGTGTTTTTTATTCTATGGAAGCTACGATACAAGAATCTAAATTGTACAATGAAGTACAGCATGCTCTTTTGGGAGTAGCAAGGTTTATTGATAAAGAGAGGCCATTGATGGAATTTGAGAAGGCTTTCGAGCACGAAGAAGAGAAACGTCTCAACGAGCCTCCACCGGGCGAGTTTACAGATTTCGATCCGGAAAGGCATGCCGAAACAAAAGGCTCTATCAATACAGGCTTGGCTCCATATGGTATATCACAAGCAGCAGTATATCGTTTAGAGGAATAATGGAAACTTTACATTTTATTCTCTGTGCCTATGGAATGACATTCATTTTGGTATACGGCTCAATCTTCAACAACCTTCGCCCAACTAAAGGTAAGTTAGGGGAATTATTCCATTGTCCCTTGTGCCTGGGCTTTTGGGTGGGTATATTTTTATGGGCTGTGAATGGCGCAACCGAACTATTTAGTTTTGATCACAGTTTAATCACAGCATTTTTATGCGGCTGCTTGTCTGCCGGAACTTCATACTTTCTCAGTATGTTGTTAAAAGACTTTGGACTAAATTTAAATATAAGGACAGAAAAATGAGAAGACGTAATTTAGCAGAAACTAGAAGATGCTGTGCAGGCAGCATAATCGTGCGAGGGTGAGCCTCGCTTAACATATTTTAAAGGAGAATTAAAATGGCTGAGAAAAAAAGCGATAAGAAGAATACAGGTCATGGACCTGGAAAAGTTTTGAAACCGGGCAACGTTTGTCCTTCAAGTTGGTGGAAAGGTACTGGATCTAAGAAAACTAAGAAATAATGTCAAAAAAACTATTACAAGAATATTTTGAACTTTGTCCTGATGGGCAATGCGCTTTTGATATCTTAACGGAATCAGAAAGAAAGCGTGTTGCCAATGATGGAGCAGTCTATCTTGTAGGAGTTTGTCAGCGCGCCGGTACAAAAAATGGAAATGGCAGAATCTATAAGAAAGAAACTCTTCAAAGAGAAGTAGAGAATTACCAAAAGGCAATCAAAGAAAGAAGATCGCTTGGAGAGCTAGACCATCCAGACGATAGCGTGATCAACCTTAAAAATGCCGCCCACCTAGTTTCAAAGATGTGGTGGGATGGTGATAATGTAATGGGAAAGATTGAAGTTTTGGATACTCCTTCTGGCAGAATCCTAAAAGATTTAATTAAAGCCGGCGTTAAGCTTGGTATTTCTTCCCGAGGTCTTGGAACCGTAAAAGAATCCCAAGGCTACGTAATGGTTGAAGATGATTTTCAGCTGATTTGCTTTGATATTGTATCAGAGCCTTCAACACCCGGCGCTTATTTAGCACCAAAAGCTAGTGCATCTATTTCAACTCCAAAAATGGATGCTGGAATAAGTGCTTATTTAAATGAAAATAAAGAAAAAACAAACTTGAATAATCTTATTCAAGATATTTTAAAGGATTAATATTATGAAAATTACAAAAGAACAATTGAATAAGATCATTAAAGAAGAAGTCCAGGCTGTTCTTAGCGAGGGTGGTGCTATGGGACATTACGAGGGATTAAGTGATGCCGCGAAAGTAGAGTTTCGTGAGTTTATAGAGGCTTGGTTTAATCAAGCGGCCGCTCGATATCGCAATGATCCAACTTCTCCTTACAAAGCAGAACAGCTTGCCCGGGATCTGATGATGGGCGCCAAGGGTAAAAAACAAGATCCTTACTCAGCGAGCGTAGATTTTAATTTTATGGTAAAAAACTTGGATCCAGCAGACCAGGACGCTGCAAGGAACCTTTTAAGTAGTATGGCTAAAGGAGTTGAAAAAAATCCGGCTTTAGCAACCTCGTCAAAAGAATTATTATCTAACTCCGGACTATAAAACAAATTATTAAAAGATTAATTATGAAAAAGAATGAATTAAGAAAAATGCTTAAGCCTCTTATCAAAGAATGTATTAAAGAATGCATCTTTGAAGAAGGTGTTCTATCTGGAATTATTACAGAAGTTGCCAAAGGAATGTCCAATCAACGAATTGTTGCCGAGGGTTTAACCATTGAAAGCAAATCAAATACTCCTGATCCAAAAGAACTTGAAAGAAAAGCAGAAGCTTTAGAAGCTCAAAGGCAAGATAAAATCAAGAGATTAAACGAAACAATGTCTTTTGGTGGAGTAGATGTCTTTGAAGGCACAAAAGAAATATTACCAGAAGGTAATCAACATAGTCCTCTAGCTGGAACAGACCCTAATGATTCTGGCGTTGATATATCAGGAATTATGAAAATTGCCAACGGCAAATGGAAACACTTAATTTAAAGGATTAAAAATGGCTGAGAAAACAGTTAACGTAGTTGTAAACATAAAACAAACAAAAGGCGATCCTTATCGCCTAATCAAACGCTTCACCAAAAAAGTCAAAAAAGAACGCATACTTGAGGACTATTTATCTAGAAGATATTACGAGAAGCCCTCAGCCAAAAGAAGAAGAGAAAAAGCGAAAAAGCTTCGTAACGCTCAAAAAGCCGAGGCAGCAAGAAACAAAAAACTAGACATAAGGTAGGTAATTAAAAATGGCAGTAGATGCAAAAACAGGACAACCAATATTTGGTCGCTACAGTGTTGGCCTAAATCACGTTGGTTCATATCAATCTTCTGGTACTCCTTGGATTACTGGGTCTACAATTACCGCCGACGCAGCGTCTGGCTCGGTTCATACTTTTGAGCTTCCAATGATTGCAAAAAGTATTACTGTCCAGACGGTACCCAATGATACATATACAACCCCAGCTGCAGCCGGCCCAAACCCAGCCGAAGGTGTTGCCTTTTACTTTGGCGAATCATTGGCAACAGATGGCACTCGTGTTGAAGGAAAAAATTCATTTCCATCAACTTTTGTCGGCGCCCCAGCTCAATTAGTCAATAGACATGCTTTGACAGTTAGATTCCCGAGTGGCTCACAGGAAATAGGAGTAAGAACTGATAAAATTAATATCGCTATTTTCGCCGGCGCCTCCGCGGTTTCTGCATCATATCAAATATATGCGGAATTAACAAATATTCCCGCAGCCAGAATGCCCTATAACTATATCTCTGGTTCTGGAGTAAATACTTAAAAATATCACTTTTGTCATTTAGGTGTTATATAAACTATTTATTTCTATAAACTTAAGCTTAAGGAGTTGATAAATGTCAAATTTGCTTACTGACGCACTAATTGATGCCGAAGCGCTGCGGGAAACCGCTTTGAAAAACGCAGAGGCTATTTTACTTGAAAAATTTTCTGATCAAATTAAGGATGCTGTTGAAACAATACTAACTGAGGCGCCTGAAGACGAAGAGCTGCCTATGGATGATGAAGCTGCAGCAGAAGAAATGGATGTCGAGGAAGAAGTTCCTGAGATGCCTTTGGCAAGCGCTGAAGGTGTAGAAATGTGTCCTTGCCCAGATAACGAAAAAGAAGAAATTATCGATTTCGACCAGCTTGAAGCCGAGCTTGATAAGATGGAAGCTTCCGAAGAAGATATGGAAACTTCCGAAGAAGCAGCAGAGGATATGCCTCTGGAAGAAGAATTGCTCGATATAAATGAAGAAGAATTAGAAGAGATGGCATATGCCCATTCGGAAGAAGTTGATCTTGAAGAAGAGCTACTAGAAGAGCTAGCTGACATGTTGAACGAAGAAGATGATCCGATGGGGAAAGATGCAGAAGCTCAAGAGGCCGCAGAAGAGGCTGCCGAGAAAGGTGGTGAAAGTTCTGATCTTGAGGCCACATCACAGCCGGGCGTACAGAAAGAAAACTTAAGCACTGACGATGATCAATTGTTAGAAGATTTAATTGAAGCCTTGAAGGTAGATATTGACCCACTAAAGACAGAAAAATCTGGTTGGATGAATACACCACAAGGCACATTCCAATTGGCAGAAGAAGAGCTTCTAGCGATGCTAGAAGATTCAGAAGTTCGCGAACAACGCGATGAAATGAAGAAAGCTCTTAAAAGGCTAGAAGAAACAACAGATAAGTTAAAGAAAGAAAAGAAAGAATTACTTTCAATAACGTCTAGAATGAAGAAACAAATTAAAGAAAGCAATTTAACAAATTCCAAATTGCTTTACACAAACAAGGTATTGATGAGCGACTCCCTAAATGAGCGGCAGAAATTTAAAATTGCCGAAGCTCTATCAAATGCCGAAACTGTTGAAGAAGCAAAGACAATTTATGAGACTCTTCAAAGCGCAACGGGCAGCACAGTTGAAAAAAAGAAGCCAGAATCGTTGAGCGAAGCGGTTAACAAAACTACTTCAACATTAATTCTTTCTCATCGCAAACGCGACAAGGAAGAAAAAACTCAAAATAGTTCATCAGAAAGATGGAAGATTTTGGCTGGCTTAAAATAACAACAAACAATAAGGAGATATAAAAATGTCAGTTTTAGAGAAATTAACAGAAGGAATCGTAGATCGTTCCCTCGCAAAGGAAGGTGCTGCCCTAGTTGAAAAGTGGGAGCGTACCGGTCTTCTTGAGGGTCTCGATACCGATCACACAAAGAATGGTATGGCTCGCTTGCTTGAGAATCAGGCAGCCCAGCTTCTTAAAGAGGCATCCTCAATGGCAGGTGGCGACGTTCAGGGTTTCGCATCTGTTGCATTCCCCCTCGTCCGCAGAGTCTTCGGCGGCCTAATTGCAAACGATCTTGTTTCAGTTCAGCCAATGAGCCTCCCCTCCGGTCTCATTTTCTTTATGGATTTTGAGTACAATGATACCCGCTTTGGCCTCACAGAAGGTGAGTCAGTTTACGGTGGTGGCGTTGTTGGTTCAGAGCTAACTGGTGGTGTTACAGACCTCACTGAGAATGGTGGTGGTTTCTACAACCTCCAGAATGGCTACTCATCAGCTACTGGTTCTGAAACACAGTCACTTACCGCTTCCGCAACACAGGCTGCTTGGGCACCTGTTACTGCTTCAATTGCTGGTACTGCCGCTAACTGGACAGCAGCTCAGTTGTCTTCAGTTTCATACGACGTTGATCTTCTTAACAGTGATCTTCACGTCATTCAGGTTACAGCTTCTGTACCTGGCGGAACTAGTGATGCTAATGGCCCCCTTAACCGTCTAGACTTGATTGACATTCACCCTGCAATCACAGGCGCCGACTTTGCAGGAGCTACATTGGTTCGTCGACTTACTCGCATTGTAAGTGTTGGTGGAGTTGAGAGATTGGTTATGACCCTTCAGACATCTGCATCCGACTCATTCAACGAAAATGCAAGTGGTTCTTTCGCTCTAGAGTACCCTGTTGCTGATCTATACAGCGATGCAGACGCTCTCGGCGCAGTTGTCGGTGATGTGTTCCCTCTAGAAGGCGCTAGCGATGTAGGTGGCGATTTTGATGGAGATAACAGAGGTATTATCCCGGAGATTAACATCAAGGTTGACTCAATCGCAGTCACAGCACAGACCAAGAAGCTCAAGGCAAAGTGGACCCCCGAACTCGGTCAGGACCTCAATGCTTACCACAACCTTGACGCAGAGGTTGAGCTTACTCAGATCCTCTCAGAGCAGATCGCTCTTGAGATTGACCGTGAGATCGTCAACGACCTCATCCAGGGCGCTACAGCCGGTACTTACTACTGGTCACGCTCCCCAGGTCTCTTCGTTAACCGTACAACCGGCGCAGAGGTTGGTGCTGACACATCAGCTCCTGACTTCACCGGTACAGTTAGCGAGTGGTACGAGACTCTAGTTGAGACAATCAATGACGTTTCCGCTCAGATCCACAGAAAGACTCTCCGTGGTGGTGCTAACTTCCTAGTTACTTCACCTGAGATGGCTAACATCCTTGAGTTCACTTCTGGTTTCCGCGCTAGCATCACCGCTGATGCAGATCGTGGTACAGTTGGTGCAGTCAACGTTGGCTCAATTTCTAAGAAGTTTGATGTCTGGGTTGATCCTTACTTCCCCCGTAACCTAGTTCTTGTTGGTCGTAAGGGCGGCAGCTTCCTTGAGAGTGGCTTTGTATACGCTCCGTATGTGCCTCTCCAGGTTACCCCGACAATCTTCGGTACTGAGGATTTCGTCCCACGTAAGGGCGTAATGACTCGTTACGCGAAGAAGATGGTCCGTCCAGATATGTACGGTCTTGTCATTTGTCGCGGACTTCTTGGTGAGTCTGGCGCTTAATAACAATTAGCGTAGCTTAATGTGCCCCGCCTTGGGAATCCTTGGCGGGGTTTTTTTATATCCAAATTGAGATTTTTGCTTAATATTTGACTATTTATTAAGTAATAAGGAGATCTATCATGGGTAGAAAGAAGAAAAGACTTAGATTATTAGCAAGACAGGCAGCTGCAGCTCCTGCACCAGCTCCTGCACCAGAGCCTGTTGTTGAGGTAACTCCTGCACCAGAGCCTGTTGTTGAGGTAGCACCCGCCCCAGAGCCCGAGCCTGTCGTCGAAACAGCTCCAGAGTGTGCTCTTGAGCACGAGCATACTGAGGATTGTTCTTCTGAAGAACAGGAGATGCCTAAAAAAGATAGATACTCAAAGCGTGGCTCAAAGAAATCAACAAAAAGAGCTAAAAAAGATTGATACTCTAGTCGCAGACTATTTATATAGTAAGTCGCGGAGATCAAATGAATGGCATTACCAGTTTTAACACCTGTATCGGAAACGCCGGCTACGATTTTGCCGGAAACAGGATCACTATCGATAGCAAGTGATTCCGCTAGCTATCCATATGGAGTATATGTATCCAATACAGATTTTATTTCTGGCGCCCTAGACCAAGTTAACTATACATATAGAAAACTTGGCGGTGATGTTCTAGATATTGAGCTAACTGAAAAGAATGTTTACGCTGCATATGAAGAAGCAGTATTAGAATATTCATATTTAGTCAACATTCATCAAGCAAAAAATACTCTAGGTTCTGCCCTCGGCGCCACAACAGGTACATTTGATCATGATGGAGAACATAAATCAGATTCTCCAATGGCTAGTATGCCAAATGTTGCCCTCAACTATCCTAAGTTTGAGTTTGGTTATGTTAAGCAGATTAGCGATAAGACAGCAACTGAAGTAGGTATTGGAGGCACAGATCCAATTTATTCTGGTTCTTTCAATACAGTACCAGGAAAGCAAGATTACGATTTACAAACCATACTTTCTGCGTCGGCAACTAATTCCAGCTCATCTTTCTATAATAAAATAGGTAATAAGAGAGTTACGATTCGTCGTGTGTTTTATAAGACACCACATTCAATGTGGCGCTTCTATGGCTATTATGGCGGAATTAATGCTATTGGTAACCTTTCAACATATGGTATGTATGCTGACGACTCGACATATGAAGTCATTCCTCCGTGGCAAAATAAACTTCAGGCTATGGCTTATGAAGACGCAATTTATACAAGAAATTCTCATTATTCTTATGAGATTAAAAATAATAATATTCGAATCTTTCCAAGACCCGGCACCTATACTCAGAGAAAGTTCTGGGTTGAGTTTACAGTAAAGTCAGATCCTTGGGAAGAGGCAGGTTCTACTGAGACTGGCACAGATGGTGTCAACAATATGAATACATTGCCGTTTGCGAATATTCCATATGAAAATATTAATTCTATTGGCAAACAATGGATCCGTCGTTTTGCTCTAGCATTAATTAAAGAAATGCTTGGACAGGTGCGTGGTAAATTTGCTACAATTCCGATTCCGGGAGATAATGTAACTTTAAATCACTCTGAGTTATTAAATCAAGCAAAAGAAGAAAAAGAAAAACTAAGAGAAGAGCTTAAGACTGTATTGGACGAGATGACTTACAGCAAGATTGAGCAGACTCAGGCAGAAATGGTCAAGGCAGCAAATGAAATTTTAATGACAATACCTTATGGTGTATACGTGGGGTAGTATTATGGCTAATGATGAAAATAAATGGTCACAGCCAGCGTCTCCTCCTCCACCTCTGTTTTTAAATCAAAAAGAGCGAGACTTAGTTAAGCAGGTCAATGATGAATTAATCGAAAGAGTTATTGGCCAAACAATTGTATATTATCCAATTGATGTTGAAAATAGTGACTTCCATCCTTTATATGGGGAAGCAATAGAAAAAACTTTTTTGCCACCAATTAGAGTTATGGCTTTGATAGAATGGGGCAATTTACCAACAGAAACAACTCAAGTTTATGGTGTAGATAAGACAGGTAATTTAACTGCTCATTTCCACCATAGAAGACTCACAGATGATCAAGATATTTATGTTCGAGAAGGTGATTTTATTTTATACGGCGGTATCTTTTATGAAATAGTAAATGTTGACTTTCCAAAACAAATCTTTGGACAAGTTGATCACCAAATGGAAGTTTCTGCGAAATGTTTAAGAGCACGCAAGGGGTTATTCGATGCCACATGATAAAGATAAGCCAGATTATTCTTTTACTGATGTAGAGGATACAAGTATTATTAATGAACAAATAATACCGCCATCTACATTCGAAAATATCGACTTTGCTGTTTTTGAATTTTTTGATAATAATCTAAATATCTCCGCAACAACCAATGAGGGATTTAAGAAGGTTCCACTGTTTTGGGTTACACCAGAAAGATCTTATGCAAGAAAGTTTAGAGATCTACGCGACAACAATGGAATGGTTATCTATCCTCTGATAACAGTTGAAAGGCAGGGCATAAACAAAGATAGGTCAAAGAGAGGCAAATACTATGCAGCTCTAGACCGTGTAAGAAGTATGAGCCAGGGTCAGCTAACTATTTCGCGAAGAATAAATCAAGATGAAACAAACAAATTTGCAACAGCTGATGCTTATAGGAAAAGCAACCTTACTCCGCCTGATCCAAACCAAAAACGAAAAAATAAAAAAGTTGTCTATGAGACGATAACGGTTCCATATCCGATATATGTCGATATGTCTTACGAGATAACGCTATTCGCAGAGTATCAACAGCAAATGAATGAAATGGTCAATGCTATTGTGGATGGTACGAATCCAAGCAACTATTTTGTTATGGAAAGAAATAGCCACGTCTATGAAGCATTTGTCGATCCAAACTTCTCTGTTGACAATAACATCAGCGCCCTGCAAGAAAACCAAAGATTGTATAAAACAAAAATAACAACAAAGGTCTTCGCGTATACAATAGGGTCAGATAAAAACGAGAACTTGCCTAAGATAATTAAGAGACAAAACGCTGTTGAAGTTAAAATTGGAAGAGAAAGAGTTATCTTTGATTCTAAGAATCCTTTTGACGATGATGGTTTTTACAGAGATTAATTCTTTTCGAAAATTTCTTTACTATTTACTTTATAGCAATCTACTACTACAAATTCATAGGAGATTAATAAATGCCCGCAGATAAGTTTCGTTTTATTTCACCCGGTGTGTTTCTCACCGAGGTCGACCAATCACAAATTCCAAATAATGATTTGGGACAGCGTGGTCCACTAGTTATTGGACGCGCAAAAAAAGGACCAGCATTTCAACCATCACGTGTTACATCATTTGATGAGTTCACGCAATTGTTCGGTACACCAGTTCCTGGAGCAGGAGCCGGTAAAGATGCTTGGAGAAATCCTGCGAGATCAACTCCTATGTATGGCACATATGCAGCTGAGGCTTACTTAGCAAATAATCAGCCAGTAACATATATGCGCCTCTTGGGTGCCCAGCATCCTAGTGTCACTGGCGATGATGCTGGCTCAAATGGCTGGAAAGTTCCTGCAATGAATACTGCATCCGGCGGAGGCGCCTATGGCTTGTTTATATTCCCTACAGCCTCCGGAGCTGATATTACAGTAACCGGTACTTTAGCAGCCATCTGGTATGCAAATGAAGATGTCAAGATTACGCTATCTGGCCATCCTGCTGACGGAGCCTCCGCAGCTACAGGATCTGTTGATACAAACGCAGCGCTGCTAAAGGGCATCGGAACCAAGAAAGACTTTATTGTTAAAATTGATAATAATGGCACCGTTGAAACAAAAGCTTTCAACTTTACCAGAAATGATGTAAATTACATTAGAAACGTTTTCAACACAGATCCTACAAGATTGAATACAAATCTGTATCCTTCTAACTCTCCAATGCTGAAAGAATACGTGCTAGGTCAAACATTCGAGACAGCTGTTTCAAAACTTAGCAGTGATGGGGGATATCTTGGTATGATGTTGGAGTTAGCTACAGCAGATGGTACTACGGCATCAGGTGGAAATTTTGCTGGCTTAGCTGACGACGATGGTGGGCCTCAAACGGCAAAAACTGGATGGTTTTTCTCACAAGATATCGGAGAGTCAGGCAGCTTTAATCCTTTGACGAGCACAACAAATCTATTTAAGATTCATGCTCTTCAGGGTACAGGCGAACAAACACAAGCAGAAATCAAGATTTCTATTAGAGATCTGCGTTTCCCTTCTGCGGTAGAACAAGCTTCAAATCCTTATCCGACTTTCACACTAGAAGTTAGAAAACTTAGTGACACTGATCGCTCCAAAGTTGTTTATGAAACTTTCACTGGATTGAATCTAAATCCTGCTTCTACTAAATACATTGGTGCTGTTATTGGTGATAAGTACACAGAGTATAACGCTGTGACACTAAGAACAGAAGAGAGAGGTGATTATGATAACAAATCTAAATTTATTAGAGTTGAAGTATCACCAGAAGTTTCTGATGGCACTGCATTACCTTCATTGATGCCGTTTGGTGTTGTTGGGCCTCCCAAGTTTAATACATTTGAAATTACTCGCCGCGGCACACCCGTCGACGGCGCGGAGATAATCACTGGCTCAATTGATGGCTCAAATGTATTTGTTAAGCCAAATAATATGCCAAATCAGACTAACAATGCTAATTACACAGCCAGCAATACTACTGTGGTAATGAACTTGGGTATGGGCTTGACTTCATCAATTGCAGTACTGCATTGTGAGTTCCCATCAATTCCCTTGATCGCAAGTGCATCGGATTCAACAACTGCCAATTCTCAGACAAATGCTTATTTTGGTACTGATCTGCAGTCAAGCGTTGGTGGCAAGTTAACTGCTACTGACATTGTTGATTTAAATCGTATCCTACCAACTGGATTAGATGAAACCAGCGCCCTCACAGATTATCAGTACGTGTTTACATTAGATAATGTACGCAATAGTTCTGGCGATGGCACTGGAAATTGGTCTTATGCGTCTGGCTCTAGAAATGTAGGATCTCTTACGACACGAAGCTGGACAGCTGCCAGTGGCGCTGCAAACCTAGTCAATGTTCAGGGAATTAGCAAATTCACAACCGTTCTTTACGGAGGGTTTGATGGATTAGATATTAGAGAGTTAAATCCGTTTAGAAATACTCTTCTTGGAGGTACGAACGTCGATAGTGCTAAATATACCGACGCCAGCGAAACACAAAACTACGCTGTACATTCAATTCAGCGCGCCCTCAACACTGTTAAGGATCCAGAGTATGTTGACTTTAACTTAGCTGCAATGCCTGGCATTACAAATGAGGCACTTACTGATGAGCTAGTTGATCTTTGTGAAGAAAGAGCAGATGCTCTTGCTGTTATTGATATTCAAGACGACTATCAGCCTCGTCATGAGGGATCCTCGAATAGTTACCCAGAAATGCCAGATGTTGATGCTGCATTAACTACCTGGAGAACCCGCGACTTAAATTCAAGCTACGGAGCTGCATTCTTCCCTTGGGTACAGTCAAGAGATGCCAGATCAGGACAGCTTATTTGGCTTCCTCCTTCTGTTCCAGCATTGGGAACAATCGGCTCAAGCGCTGCAAGAAGTGAACTTTGGTTTGCCCCGGCAGGATTTAACCGAGGCGGCCTTACAAATGGCGCTGCAGGACTATCTATTGTTAACGTTCGCAAGAAGCTTACTTCAAAAGATCGCGATCGCCTATACGATAGCAGAATTAACCCGATTGCTTCCTTCCCATCAGAAGGTATTGTAATCTTTGGTCAGAAGACACTGCAGGTAGAAGCTTCAGCGCTTGACAGAATTAATGTCAGAAGACTTCTTATTCACCTTAAGAAGAAGATTTCTATCATTGCAAACAATATCTTGTTTGACCAGAACATTCCAGCTACCTGGGCTAGATTTAGAGGTCAAGTTGATCCGTTCCTTAACGATGTCAAGACTCGTTTTGGTCTTACGGATTACAAAGTTGTTCTCGACGAGAAGACAACTACTCCAGATCTAATTGATAGAAACATCTTGTATGCTAAGATTTACTTGAAGCCTGCAAGAGCAATTGAGTTTATTGCACTGGACTTTTTCATTACGTCCACAGGTGCTTCTTTCGAAGATTAATTTAACAAATAACTATATATTAGTATAAACTACTACAGGAGACTAACTAAAAATGCCAACACCAACTTTTTGGAATACAGCGATGACCGAGCCTAAGAGACAATTTAGGTTCTTTATTAGGTTCGGACAAATGGGCGATGGCCCAACATTTGCGTGCAAAACTGTTTCAAAGCCGAAAGCTCAGCTTGATTCAACTCCACATAAATTTTTAAATCATACGTTTAATTATCCAAATCGTGTGATCTGGCAGCCAATTTCAGTTAGTCTTGTCGATATGGTTCAGCCTGATATGCAGGCCACATTCCTTGGAGTACTAAGACAAGCTGGCTATACATGGCCTGAAGATCTGGACTCTGCATCAACTAATATTACAAAGGCTCAAGCTACTTCTCCATTTGACAAAGTGACAATCACTCAAACCGGTCGTCCTTTGCCTGTGGGGGGAATTGGAGGCAATACCGCTGCTTTTGCAGAGGCAGATGTTATTGATGAATGGGAACTTCATAATGCATTTATGGGCGGCACCATTGACTTTGGTGGCGAGCTATCCTATGAGCAAGATGGTATGGTTGAGGTTAAATTTGATTTAATTTACGATTATGCATATATGACGAAGGCAGGTGGCCAGGCCGATGGTTGGGCTCCTGCAGCTGCAGATGGCGTATCAGCTACGTTTGCTAGCTCATTGGATGATGGATGATCAATCCAAGCCAAGCTATATAATTAATTAAAAACAAGAGGTAAAAATGGAAACCAGAAATAATAGTGCACGGCATGCTGCTCCCGCAGTAGCTGCATCCGTTGCACCCCCTGTTTCTCCTGGTGTTGAAAACACCGTTAGTGCGGAAAGTGGCGATTTACTAAACTTTATTCAGCCAACTGAATATGTAGATTTGCCTACAAAAGGTATGTTCTATCCTACAGGACATCCGCTTCACAACAAAAGCTCAATTGAAATCAAAATGATGACAGCAAAAGAAGAGGATATTTTAACAAATCGCTCTTTAATTAAAAAAGGTGTTGCATTAGATAAAATGATTCAAAGCTTGTTGGTTGACAAAAGAATCAATGTCAAAGATTTATTTGTTGGAGATAAGAATGCGATTGTTATCAATGCTCGTATTTCTGCATATGGTCAGGAATATAAAACAAACGTAGCTTGTCCTGAATGCGGAACAAGACAAAATTATGAGTTTGAACTAGAAGAGTTCGATGGCGAAGGAACTACTTTGCAGCTCCCAGAGGGTGTTGAGCAAAATGAACGTGGTAACTTTATAATTACATTGCCAAAGAGCGGTATTAGAGTCGAGACAAGGCTTTTGAATGGTCATGACGAAACTCAATCAAAGAGTAAAAAAGCTCAAAACCTAACACTATTGGAAAGCTTCAATAAGTTTGTTGTTTCTCTTAATAACGTAGAGGAAAGAAGCAAAATTAATCAATTCTTAGAAGTTATGCCTGCAAGAGATTCAAAATATTTAAGAGAAAAATATGCTGAATTGGTGCCAAATGTTGATATGAAACAATATTTTGAATGTCAAAATTGTGACTATTCTTCTGACATGGAGGTGCCGCTTTCTGCGGAGTTTTTTTGGCCTAGATCTTGATTATTCTGAAGCTATGTATGAACAATTATTCTCTCTTGTCTATCACGGAAAGATAAGTCTTATTGAAGCCTATAGTCTTCCGGTTGGTTTAAGGGTGTGGTTTATAAAAAGACTAAAACGCCAGTTTGATGAAGAAAAAGAGCATTATGAGAATGCTAGAAAGCGTAGATAATCCTACAATATTTAGAATAAAAGCTTTTTATCATAAAAAACTAATTACTATACTACGTTGAGGATTAGCCGATGAAAGAAATCATAATTGATTTAAACGAATACAAGACATTAAGCGAAGCAGCAACATATGCAAGTATGGGTGCACAAATAAAATATATCTTGCAGGCTATGTTTGGAGGCTTTTCAATTCCTTTAAAAGTTAAGGGCAACAGAAGAGAGCTTGATAGTTTTATTAAAACATTATCAAATGAAAGAAAATATATGTCTGCTTATTTAAAGTATGGCTTAGATGATCCTCGTACACAAAAGAATAAATATTTGTTGGCTAACGCTGTCAAGGGTTTTGAAAAAGAAACTGGCATAAAATGGCCATTTAAATAAGGAAAACAATTTGAATGCCAACACCAGAAGAAATTCAAAGATTAAATGATGCAATCGATAATCTAAATCAAACTAGGCAGCGAGAGCTAGATATAATTCGAGCTGTCAACGAAGCGCGAGGCGAAGAAACTAGAACCGCCCAGGCACAACTTCAACTTCTAGACCAACAAGCTGCAAGCTCTAGAGAAGCTGCAGCTCAGATGGCACAATTATTAGCTGAAACTAATAATATTACGGATGCAACAGAGAGAGCAGAGAAAGCATATAATGAAGTTGTGCGACAAATGCAAGAGTTGCAAGATCGTCAGAGCCAGGGTATTGAATTAAGCCGACAGGAGCAAGAAGAACTGGCAAGACTTACTGCTCTTCGTGACCAAGGTCGCGATTCTATAATAGATAATATGCAAGCTTTGCAAGAACACGAGCAGCGTGTTGCAGAAAATATTGAGAGACAAGCAGAATTAACGAATAGTACTATAAGACTATCAGATGGCTTTGATGATTTATTTAGAAGCACACTTAGATTAAATGCCGAATGGAGAGATCAGGGCTTGGGAGGATCCATCGCCGCAGTTTTAACTGGAGGCGCTGATATGGGTGAACTCTTAGATGATATGGCAGATAAATTTACCGCGCTATCCAATCCAGTTGAACTTTTAGGCAACATGCTT